CCGCAGGGGCATCCCGTACGACACGCATCGCTATCTCCAGCGGCTCGATCTCTGCCGCAGGGGCATCCCGTACGACACGCATCGCTATCTCCAGCGGCTCTATCTCTGCCGCAGGGGCATCCCGTACGACACGCATCGCTATCTCCAGCGGCTCGATCTCTGCTGCCAAGTATTTCATGCGATCACTCGATTCTCAGCAACACAGCGCCGCCGGGGAAATACATATTATGCAATCCTTGTGGCACTACGCAATGATACTTTGCATGTTCCGTAACAAGCGTATCGCCATGCACTAAATTTACTGGGTGCGAGCCGATATACCTGACCGTCTTGATCCCATCCAGCTTTCCCCTGTAGCCCTCTTCATTCGAGCCGTAATATATGGGAGACACCATATATTTTTTCGCAAGATTCGGGTCAATCGCAGGCAGCAGCGAATATGTGAGAAGAAAATAGGCTTCGTCTTTGCTTCCCATGTCATCCGGGCAGTCTGTAATGGTTACGCCGCTTCGATGGGCAGAGGAAGCATACAAGACGCCGCGCGACTGAGATTCTGTCAAAAAACGTGTGTCGGGCTCTCCCAGATAGAAAACGATAGGACCACTTATAGAGCTTGACGGCGGATATTCCAGTGAAAGGATGATTTTCCCCGCATCCGCATATACATAGTAATCGAGTCCTGTTTCCCTGCTGAGCTGTTGCCCCGTTCCATAGATATACAACGGCTGCCATGCCCTTGCAGGCTTTGCAAATGTACCGGATTCGCCGCTTCCTCCCGGCGTATACCACGTTTGCAAACGGCATGACATTGTACTGTAATCGGTTGTCACGACAGAATTTGCTTCGCTTGGATAATTATGGTCTCTATCGCGAAGATTCAAGATCAAGTCGCGATCTCCTGTCACGCCTTTGGAATGAAGCACGACATAATCGGTTTCCGGCTTGGACGAGATGTCTTTCCAGCCTTTTTCTTTCAGCTTGTCGATAATGAGCGAATAGATTTCTTTCTTTTTGCACGTTCCCTTAGAAAAAATATACTCTTGTGCCATGATGTTCATGCCCCCTACTTAAGTTTAACCGTTACAGACAGTCCGTCGTCATTTTCCATAAGTCCCATGCGCAGCACGTCGCCTTCTTTGACGGCGATGTTCTGCACCAAGGTCGTAAACGTCTTGTACCGCGTCATTGACGGCAGGACGATTCTGCCGCCGATCGGCTCCCAGACTCCCGCACCTGCGGCAAAAGATGCGGCGTCCATCTTCACGAGCGGCAGGACGATTTCAGCGGCGACAGGCTCTGCCATAAGCACGGCGACGGACTGAATCACGCCTTGATACGGATAGACTACGTTGACGTCGCTGCCCCTGAAAACGACGGCGTGTTCCGTGCTGCTGCCGCCGCCTTCGCCTGTGCCGAAGCGTTTCAAGACCCAAGATGCCGTACCGTCCGCAAAGGTGTCTCCTTCGCCGTAGCCGACCGGCTCGACGCTTGCGGACGTGCCTGCTTTCTCGCAGATCCAAAAGCCCCAGCTCGGGCATGTCGAGGTTCGCACGACGTCTTTCTTCTTGTACGCTTTTCCCGCCTGCCACAGTTCGAAATGCGCCCGACTTTCCGCGTGTTTTCTTGGCAGGGCGTTTTTGTCTATCGCTTGAAGTGCATCGTTGAACTGCCGTGTCAGAAGCGGCTTGGCGCCGTCGATCAGCGGGATTTCAAGTTTTGCTGTCGTCATGGCATCCCTCTCCTCTCTTGGATCGTTTTACCGTCCCATGCGTAGCTTTGCACCTCGCCGCCTGCCGCTGCCGGCACATAATACGAATTGAAGGTGTAGCCTTTTTTCATCGTATAGGCGGTAAGCTCCGCTTTGCCGCTCACGCAGAGAATCTCGCCCGTAAGCCGATAGCTTTTGCCGCCGTGTCCGAAGATCGCGCCATCTTCTGTCGGCGGCGCTTCTTCGCCGAGTGCAAAGAGCGGCAAGTCTTTATATATGACCTGTTTCGCTGTCGCCATCGCGCCGTCGGGCATGACGATGCGATCGACGATGCCCCACGCTTGCAGCCGTTCACGCGCTTCGTCCTCGGATGCGACGACATCGACAAGGACGGGAATCGTCCGACGGAATGTGCGCTCGTGCGCTTGATAGGAGAGCAGCCCGTCGCGCCTTGCGAAAAGCTCTAAGCGCACCATGTCGGAAAGATTCCGAAAGTCAAGACAGTGCCGCTCCCAGCTCAATGTAATCGGCGATTGGGGAAAGGCGTATTCTCTGACTTCATCGCCGACCGTAAGCCGCACGAGGTAGTCGGTTCCTTCTGCCGCTTCCAGCGGCTGCTTCGTCCAGTATTCGAGCACGTCGTCCTGCGATACGGCGCCGAAGCTCTGGCGATTGTTTCGCGGCGCAAACGAGAGGCGGATATCGCCGGCAAAGTCTTTGCCCTTGACTTTCTCTTCGGCCATGTGAGCGCCGATGCGAAACCTGCCGGGCACGACAGGCAGCAGAGAGCGCCTTTTCGTCGTGAGCGACTGCACCTTCGTATGATCGAAGTCCTCTTTATGCTTGACGGTCGCCGTTGTGATGTTGTATTCTTCCGTGACCGCCTCTCCCGCCGCGCAGACGGGGCCGCCCGTCGTGACCTGTGCATAGTTGCCGCTGCGGATGAAAAAGACGTGCGCCTGCGCGGTATGCTTTTTTGGCACGGTATCAAAGACGCCGCGCAGGACTCCCTTGACGTACCAATGCCCGTTCGCCAGTTCGATGAGCGTGCTGTACGCCATGATTTCATCGTCCACGATGAGCAGGCGATTCCCTTTGCGTGCGGCTGCGATGTCAACGGTGCCGCTCTCAAGCTCCTCTACGCCGCCAAGGTTGACGATCTCAAAGCCCAAGATGTCTTCGACGTCGCTGAATTCCTCGATGTCGTAGGCGAGTCGTCCCGTCGGCGTCCACTTGCTCATGCTGCTGGTGCTGACAAAGGGCTTGCCCGTTTCTTGACGCCAGACCGTCCATAGATCTGTCTTTTTATCGGGACGCGCGGCAAAGGCTGTGACGTAGGTATCGCGGTCGTTGACGATCTCATAGGGCATTTCGAGATACTTCATGATCTGCACGCCTGCCGGATACTTGTCCTCGGGTTTCCACTCTGTCGAATCCGAGAAGGAGAAGTCTGTTTTCGCCAGCCCGAACACGTCCTCGATGGTTTCGAGCTGCACGCGCCCTTCGAGGAAGCTGCCGAGATCGACGCTCGTCACGCGCAGGAGCATGTGGCGGATGCCGTACGGCGGCCAGTCGAGAACGACGACGTCGCCGATGCGAACGCCGGATAATTCGCGATTTCCCTCGATGCTGACCGTTGCCAGCGGATAGCCCTGCGAATGCAGTTCACGCTCTGCCGCCCATTTGGCGTTGCCCGGTGTCGTGAAAAAGGTATAGTCGTATGTCTTTACCGTCTGTACGCCATGATGGATCTCAATGTTGGCGGGATCCCGTGCCGGAATTGTCCCGGCTTCGTATTGATTGGCGCGGTCGATGAACGACACGGACACTTCCGAGATGGTTTCCGACCAGTCGAGGCGGGAAATGTCCGCTTTGCTGCAGTTCGAGGGATTGAGCCGCAGACATTCCTCAATCTTGTAATCATCGCGAATCAGACGGAAGGTGAGTTTTCCCGTCGCCGGATGCGAGAAGCGCACGGCGTTGATATGCTCACAGATCTTGTCAATGAGCGCCTGCGCCTTGCTTTTGGACGTAAGCTGCACGGATAAGCCGATGCCCTCTTTCTTGAGCGTTTCGCCCATTTTGACGAGGGATTCACGGTCAACGACGTCGGGATGCTCCGCAACGCCCCAATCGGTGTTGGTAATGAGCGCATAGAGGATTTCCGCCGGATTCGCATCTTCGCCGATCTGCCCTAAGCCTAAGGCGTTCGGGCAGTTCTGCAGCTCGATCCATGTCTCAGGAATCGTCGCGCGCTTGCCGATGTAGGCGGTCGGCACGACGGCGGAAACGTACGGCGCATAGCCGGGCGTAAGGCCGCGAAGCTCCTTCTGCACGCTTTCGCGCCGCATCTCCTTCGCCATCCACGGATGCGGCGTCTGCTCCTCGCCGCCCAAATAAACGGCAAAGTCGCCGATGAAGCCGCCGCCTTCATCCACGCCGCCGAAAAGCTCGGGTTTATCAATGGCGAGCGTATGCACCGCGCCTTTCAGTTCCGACCGCTTCAAGTCCCCTTCCCAGACTTTTTTCTGCCCCATGTAGATGGCGCGAAGCCGCATTTCATCTCCCGACCATGCGATGAGGAATTGATAGCCGAGGTAATACTTAAAGCCCTTCTGCACCGTCGTCTTGAGGTTGCGCCCATTGATGAGCCAATTCAAGAGCCATAGAAAGAGCGAATTGAGCAAGGGACCGATGCGGTCGTCCTTCGTCCTGCCCTTCGTTTTCGATTGGACATCGTCTACACGACCGCCTTCGCCGCCCTTGACAACGCCGCCGCTGATCTGCCTTCCCTCGCCCTCGGAATGCCCCGTCCATAGCATGGCGATGTACTGGGCGATCAGCGACAGGACGAGCGGCCATGCACTGAAGTTCGCGTGCGCTGCATACGTCTCCGTATAGGCGCGAAACGAAAAATCTCCGAAGTACGAAACGATCGGAGATTTGACGAGGCAGCGTCCGAGGACGACGGGAATCGGGCTGCCGATCTTCGTCTGATTGGCAGACACATTGAGGTTTTCGGGCTTGCCCGCCTCTTCGGCGCTGTTCGAGCCTTTGTTAAGAAGCGACAAGAGCCATGTCGATATGCCCCAGCCCACATATTTATTGATTGCTGACATCCTGTCACCTCAAATCTTGATCGTGCCGACAAAGCCGTTCGTATCGCGCTGCACGACGAGCGAATCGATCCAATATGCGCCTGTGCCCGTCGGATTCTTCTCGGGATCGGTCGGCGGCGCATACGGCACGCCCGAAAAATGCACCGTGTTCTTGAAGCGCGTCGCGCACGTCCGAAAGAGCGAATCGCAGCCGGGTACGACAAAGACATCGTTTCTCGGCGTATGCGCGGCAGGGTACTTCATCCAAACGAACTTCCCCGTATGCTGCGTGATCTGGCGCACATGCTCGCCGTAATATATCCTGCCGCCCGTAAAGTAGCCGTCCGGGTACTCGGCGAATTTCGAGGACTGTACCCTGAGGCCTTCAACCTCATCGACGAACGCCTTGACCTGCCAATCTTCGCGCTTCAATTTGCAGTTATGGTCGAAGATCGTATGGTTGCAGTAGTATTGATTCATGCCGCATGGCAGTTCCTTTTTCATCCACGCATCCATATCGGCGGTCAGTTCGCACTCGGATTCGGTGAAATGCACCTGCCCGATGCGTGCGGCGAGGACGCAGATAAACTTCGAGAAATCATCTGCGTGCAGGCGGTACACTTGGCATGAAACGGGGATTTCCGGCGGCGATCCTTCAAAAAGTTTTGCAACCGCATGATCTTTGGGCGCCTTGATCGTGCAGCTTTCGATGCTGCCCGCGCTGCCGGGGCGAATGTTCTCACGCGATATGACCTCAGCAAAATACTTCTCGGTATGTCTCTTGCCGTCCTCAATAATTTCGAGTTCCACATCGTCCGCCGCGCTCGTGTAGAGATATGACATATCGCCGTGCGTAAACTTGAAACACTCAATCGGCGCGCCGTCCGATATGGAATTTTCCTGCCGCGCGATGGGGTTCTCGCTCATCAGGCATCGACCTCCTTCAAACAGATGCGCACGGTCGCCGCGCCTGTCGTTTCGTAGTCTATGACAAGATCATCTTCGGCAAAGCGGCAGCGCGTGAAAAAAGAGATCATGCGCACGTTCTGCGGCAGGATCTCATGCTTGAGCGGCGTTTCCAGATACACTTTGCCCAACGTGCCTGTCTCATCTTGTGAAAATCCTGCCAAGGGTAGAATTTCGGCGCTGCCGTCCGTATAAAAAAGGACGGCCAATCGCCGCCTTGAAGCCTTCGCATAGTATTTCCAATGATAGGGAAACGATGCCAAAAGGAAGATTTGCCCTGCCGGCTGCCGCCCCTCGATGTCGATGTCATTGAGCCACGTCGGCGCATAAAACGACTTCCATGCGCCTTTGTGCCGCATGAAGAAACGCTCGATGTTGTGAATCTCCGCCTTAGACAGCCCTGCGATGGAAACCTCCCGCGTCTCGGCGGGATTCACGCCCTTGAGATCGTAGCGAAAGGCGCCGCTCTTGTAGTCCAAGCGATTGGCGTTCTTCGCATAGCTTGCCGAAATATCTTCTTCCCACTGCGGCGCGAAGCGGAACACTTCTGCGCCAAGATACTGCGCCGGCAGTCCGAAGGCAAAGCGCGAAGCGCCTGCCATCGGCTCGTCGTGCATCTCATCCCACGCCGCAGGGAAGTCCGGCGCACGCTGATTGCGGAAAAGCTCCAAGTTGAGCGTCATCTGCACAGCGTCGCCATGCAGATTGGCGAAAGAATCGTCGTCCTGCAAGACGCCGTAGAATACAGGAATGATCGTCGCAAGATGCGCCCTGTAGTTTCGTTTGAGTTGTTTTTTCAGCCCCATCACGCCGTTTGCCGCAAGGTACTTGATTTCGTATTTGCCGCCGCCGCGCTTGTCGTCGCGCCACAGCTCCACGCTGCCGATATTCCGAAAGCTCCACATCGCTTCTGTCGGTATTCTAAGCGTGGTCTGCCCCTCATAGGCATGATCTTCCAAGAGCGTCGCCGCGTGCCAAAGCGGCAGCTCGATGAGCTGGGTGCCGCTCTTGTAGGCGAGCATCCGCAGGTATTGGCTCTGCCACGATTCGCAGCCGATATAGTCATAGGCGACGTAGCGGCGCGGCTCCTGTCGGAGCGCCATGCGCTGCTCCTTGCCGTCCCACGCCGTATGAATCTGCGTCAAGTAGGACATCTTCGCGCTGATTTTCTCTGCCACTTCGTCACCCCCAGTTCGGACTTAAATCAAAAATCTTATCTTCAAGGTCAAGAATCGTGCGGCGGCTGATCCACTTGAACATCTGCCAGAGCATCCAAGACTCATAGCACGGCTTTGCGAGATTCTTCGTACCCATGAAAAGCGACATCGTGAGAAGCGCGGCAAAGACGTATCTGCCAAAGACAAGCGCGACCGCCTCGCGCACCTCTTTTTTCGGCACGGCGACGAGAGCATCCGCATCCTCATGGATGCTGCGCGGATAAACGCCGTCGGCGAGCAAGCGCCACACCTCCGCGAGCATCCATTGACGCAGCTCTTCCACCGCGCGATTTTCCTGCGCTTCCGGCTTGCCATGCGGTTCATTCGGAATGGGCGCGTCGCTTTCGGACACTTGACGCGCCGCCAGCCAATCCTGCAAGCGCGTGAAAAAGATGCGGAAGGTTTCCGTCAGGTACTTTTCCACTTCGCCCCAAAGAAGCAGGCTGCTCCAAGCCTTGCGTGCGCTCAGCTCGCGTGAAGCGACGAGGAACGCCGTCGCATAAGAAGCCGCGTCAAAGAAATAGACGAAGGCGTGGCTTTCCAGCACATCGACCGCCACAGCGAGCGACTGCCATTTGCGTACAATCCTCATCGTTTCGCTGCCGTCCGCATGGACTGTCGTGAGCGCCCCCGTGCGCACATTCCACCGCCAAGACACGGCGTCAGCGGGCATATCCCAAGCCGTCGGCGCATCCGCGCCCCACAGGATGCCGAGCGACGACATGAGGCTGACTGTCGCCTCATCGCCATAGATCGTGCGATCTTGATCTATGCCGAGCGTTCCCAACGGCTTCAAGCGCACGCTCGTCAACGGCTGCGGCACCCTGCCAAGGCTCTTGCTCATGCCGCAGAAGCCGCCTGTAGATTTCAGCATCGCACATGTCGGCATCGCCATCGCCCCTTTCTTCTTCGACGGGTAAAATATTCTCGCAACAGCAAAATTCCTCTTGACCTATATGCGCATAGTGCATATAATATAGAGGAAGGAGTGAACACGATGAGATTCAAGGAACTTGACAAATTGCTGAAGAAGAACGGGTGGCAGCCTGTTCGCTCGAAAGGTTCACACCAGCACTACCAAAAGGATGGCGTCGCCAAAACCTTGACGGCTCCGAATCATCCCGGAGACATCAACCCCTTCATTGTGAAAAGCGTCTTGAAAGAGGCCGGAATCCAATTATGATACCCGTCTCCGAAAGGAGGAACATCTTATGAACCTCGTTTATCCTGCTGTATTTTACCCCGATCCCGATTCATCTTCTTTTGCTGTTACAGTGCCCGATCTTCCCGGATGCATCTCCGGCGGCAACTCCCTTTCCGATGCCATCGCTATGGGCGAGGACGCCGCCTCGGGCTGGATTCTCGGCGAGCTTGAGGACGGCAACGAAGTGCCGCCGGCAAGCAGCATCGCGGACATCCGCCCCGACCCCGAGATCGGCGAGGGCTTCGTCAGCCTGCTCTCGCTCGACATGGACGCATACGCTGCGAAATACGGCAGCAAGTCCGTCCGCAAGAATCTCACGATCCCCGCATGGCTCAACACCTTTGCCGAAGCCGAACAGCTCAACGTATCCAAAGTCCTACAGGACGCGCTCACCGCGCTCTATGAGAAGAAAACCGCCGTCTGAGCGCCGCGCAGCATATCCCAAGCGATATGCTGCTTTTCTTTTGCCCTGTTACTGCTGAATACTGAACCCGTCCATGCCGTACAGGCCGCGCCGCCTTGTATACGGGAACACCTGATGCAGCATCCCGGACTTTGGGTAGCTGATCTCGTAGAGCTGCCCCGGCGCGACGTTTCGCATCGAGATGAAGTACACGCCGGGCACATACCCGAGCGGCGAGAAGTTGCGCAGTCCGTCCGGATCGCGCAGCGCGTAGGCGACGAGGTTCATGTTCATCGTGATGCAGTTCAGCGTGTTGACGTTGCAGCCCGTATCCGTCGTGTCTTTGCTCTGCAACAATGAATAATCTGGAATGTAAGCGTTCCAGCCCTTATTTTCATCTGCCAGCACATCCTTCGTCTTGACGGGCAAGGCGAGCTGCTTGCCCGTGTAAGCGCAGGAAATATCTGCAGCGTCGTTTTTTCCCGCGCTCGCCCAGAGCACGGACGGGCTGCGCAAAGGAGCCGCGTCGATGTCGGCACGCAAAAACGTCGCCGCGCATGTCGTCATGGAAAAGAGCGGCACGCTCTCCGCTTCGATCGCCGTAGCTTCAAAGGTTGCCGACGACGTAAACATGTTGTAGCTGTTGCGGCTGCCGGAGAAAATCAAGCCGCCGTCCCAGTCGCCGATCTTTTCCAACGCGCCGAGCGCCAAGTGCTGGAACACGCCCGCCGTTTCCACGCTCACGATGAGCATGGGCGCAGGCTCCAAGATCGCATTGCAATACAGCGTATGCTCTCCCTGCGGCTTTACCGGGATGCCTGCGCCGATCACCTCTTGATTAGCGACGAATACGGGCGCGTTCGGCTGATCGTACCAAAACCCCGACGGCGGGTTATTCGTATGCGCCGTGCACGCGACGAGTCCGATGCCGTGCGCGTTCTGCTCATTTTTCTGCGAGGGGAAAATCTTCTTGCCCCCTGCCGAACGGAAAACGCCGAACACTTTGCTGTCGGGGCTTTTCAGTGCGAGCTTCACGCCGTCGGAAGTCCCCGTGCCGTCGATCGGCACATCCACGACGCAGTTCTGCAGCACCGTCCAGCCCTGTGCCGCCGCAAATTCGCCGACCTTCTGCAAGATGGCGACGGCATCCGTCAGCCCCGTATATTTTTGATACGACATCCCTACTCCTCCAATCTCAGCAGCATGTACCTGCTCTTTGTCTGTGCATAGTCCTTTCGCTCCTCTTTCAAGAGCTTTTCCACATCCTCCTCATAGACGATTCCGGCGCGTCCCTTGATGTGAAATTGCCTGCCCGCCCAACCGTTCGGCAGGACGAGGTGCAGTTTTCCGTTGATGCGCGTCTCCCCTTCTTTTCCTACCGGGTGCGACGGAAACGAGATGTACGGAATACGCCCTAATATGCCGCTTTGCTCTTTGCCAGCTGCGAGAAGTTCTATCGGTTCGAGCTTCCATGTTCCGCCCTTATCGTAGAGATGGCTGAAATCTCGCACGTCGCTCTCCGTCGGGCGTATGCGATACAAAATATGCTGCGGTCTTTCCGGCGGCTTTCGCACGAAATGATACAGCGGAACAGGACCCGAGCAGACAAAATGCGGCACGACGTCAAGGCTCTGCACATAATTTGCCGCGCCGCGCCACCTGCCATCGCTCAGGCAGATCATCACCTGCGTTGGGATGCCGCCCCTGTCTTCCGCCGCGCCCGCAAACGGCGCGAGGCCATGCGCGACGCTCCACTCCTCGGGGCGATAGTCGATCTGCAGAGCAACGACAGGCGTCGGCGTCTGCTGACTAGGCGAATACCACACGTTGATTCCCTTTGCCACAAAACCCGACGTGCCGCCGATAACCGCAGCAGGGAAAGCGTACTCTTCATTGTCGTAGGGCAAAAACGCGCCCAAGAAAGCATGATCCCATACGCCGCTGTTATTGATGACGACAGAGAGCGTATGCGCGTCCTTGACAAGCCAATAGTCAAGGACAAGATTCTTCGGACCCTCGAAGTTCATGCCGAAAGAAGGATAGCCGCAGCCCGGAAAAAGCGGCGGATGAAAGTCTATCACTCTCGAAGAACCCTCAAGAGTATATTGAATCGGCAGAAATTTGAAATTGCCGAACTTTATGCCGCCGGGCTGCTCATGCCAGTTGAGCGCCTCGGCATATTGCTTGAATACACCGAAATGCAAAACCCTCGCCGAATGTGTGAAAATATCGGGAGTTCCCGTAAACGTCGCCTTGTTCACCGTACGACCCGACATTTCGACAGGTGCGATCTGGTTCAATCCGTCCTTGTGCCAGACAAAATACGTTGCAAGATTTTCTTTCTTCATGAACCAGTCCGCATACGTCTTGCCCTTTTCTATGCGGTTCGCCATCAGCCCGAGATAGAGAACTTCGCCCTCTTTTCGTCCGCGCGCCTTGAAGATCGTGCCGCGCGGCCAAGCCTCCGAGCGCATGAGCTGCCAAGCGTCGTCGCCATGAACAGCATTGTCCGTCGCCCATGCGCTGACAATGGCAATCAAGTCCTCAAAAGATGCCGCCGTGCCTCGTTTCATACGAATCGCCATAGCATCACGCCCATTCTACCGCATGATATTCGTCGTCGTCGCGGCGAAATACGTTGTTGAAAATCTTGTACGGCTTGTCCTTGTAGAGAACCGTATCTTTTACGGCAAGATCGGCGCGGTTGCCGATCCAATAGAGGCCGTCGAACTGCCCGAGGATGCCGACAGGATCGCTTTCGTAAAGAAGCATCGGAAACAGCATGTGATCTTCCATCGACGCTTCTTCCTGCGCCTTCTTGTAAACCGTCAGTGTATCCACGGGCTTGACGTCGGTCGGCCATACCGACAGTTCCTTGCCGCCGTAACGCCATACGCCGTCGGGACGGCGCACGCATAGCGAAGAATATCCCGCAAACAAGCGCGGCGTCGTATAGACGCTGTGTCCTGCATCTTTGTCGCTCCACTTCACGCCGTCGTAGGCGCTGCCGCCGACGGCCATCGGGTATGGATACTGACGCTCGACGGCTACGGGAATGAAAAAGCCGAGATACGCCGCTTCATAGCGGTTCGACATCTCGACATGGATGGTCACGCGGCTCGTGTTTGCCGTCACCCAGTACATCATGCGCACATCGCGTGCAAAGGTCATGCACGGCAAGGTGTCACGATAAATCGCCCCCGGCTGCTCGAACCACTCCAAATGCTCGTCATAGCCACAGAAGCCGTTGAGCAGGAAATTCTCCTGTCCGCCGTCCGCGTCTTTGATCTTCATGCCGATGTAGATTTCGTCCTTGCCGTCGCCGACGCCGCAGAGGATGACTTCCGTCGTGTCCTCTGTGACCGCCGCAGGCCGCAGGAGCTTCCAAGCATTCCCCGCCGTGAAATTCGCATCGTCGATGAGAAACGCCGTGATGTCCTGCAGCATCTCTTTCACCGTCGTCGCTGTTTTGTTGAGTGTTGGCATGATATGTCTCCTTTTTGTTGCACCAAAAAAGGACACCGCATAACGATGTCCTTTTTGTATATTAAAATCAATATTGTTGCGACCATTCCAATCTTTCATCCCATTGGAAATAAATTACATAGAAAACATTGCTACGCTTTCCCGGCGCATCAGCAACCATTGACCTAGATATAAACACACCTGTATCTTCATCAACCAGCGGGACAAACATCCCTCTAATAGAGACGTATCTTCCATTCGATTGCATAACTGGCTCTTTCTCCGGATCCCGTTGTGCCAGCTGCTTTGTAATGTTTGCTGCAATACTCGGAGATATTCCCACGCCATACATCACACAAGATACAGTCGCAGGAAAAGACTTATTACTTTCCTCATTGTAACTCTGAAACGCAATATAGCGTATATTATTCGTCTCACTATCTTTGAAAACAGCTACTCCTGTGAGTTCGTTGGTGACAAACGAGTAAACAATCTCATTCCCATTTCTTTCTTCTGGCAGGCGCTGCATAATCCTTGCCCCAATCGCAATATCCGTATCCAAGCTATATGCAAGCGATTGATAGCGATCGAGGAACTTGCCATCAGTCAGCGTTACCCCCTTGTGAGCCAAGCAGCTTGCTTGAATCAAAAACATAAAGCAAAAAAATACAAGTACAACCTTCTTCATTACATCGCCCCCATATTCATATTGGTTTATAAAGATTAGACTTGCTTTAATTATATTCTCTTTTTCTCTCTAAAACAAGCCTAATCTTCATACATAGGGTTCCTTTTATCGCATTCGTCTCCCCAACTCGCTTCTCAGCCGCGCATTTCGCACGGTATCGCGCTCGATTTCGCTGCGGATGAACGGCTTGCCGTAGGTGTCGAAAATTCGCTTGCCATCGACATAGTTGTTCGCTGTCAGATGAATCGGGATGCTTGCGCCAAGTTCCGTGGTGAAACGGCTCGCCGCTGAATCGAGATGCCTGCCGACCATGCCGCCTGCCGCGAACTTCGGTATGCGCACATGGATGTTCGCAAATGTGCCGTTGTTGATGCGTTCCAACGTCTCACGGCCATACTTTTTGACGGCAGCAGCTTTCACGACGAACTCGCCGTTCGAGAGCCTCGACAGGATGCTGTCGCTCGTCCCTGTGCCGGGACCTTCGATATAGCCGCCTGCCGCGTGCTGCTGCACCGCTGTCGGCTTTTTCGCGACGGTTTCGCTAAAGGACGGCAATCCGAAGATGTTATGCAGCGGACTTGAAGAAAATGAGCGAATCTGACTGCTCGTATTTTGCAGCGTCGTGAGCAGCCCTGTGCAAAGCATCTGCAGCTCTGATTGAAGCGTCTGCGATTGTGAAGAGAACTCGCCAAGGAAAATCCCTGTGCTGGTCTTCAGCCGCTGATAGCTCGCTTCCATCGCCTGCACTTGCGCGTCTGCTCCGGCGACGCTTTCGCCGCCGTCGGGCGTCGGCTGCGCCGGGTACCACTTGTCCATTAAGTCGGCGACGATGCTTTCGGCATAGGCTTTCTGTATCGCCAACAGCACGGTTCGCGCGAGGTCGGTCAAGGCTTCTTCCAAGGATTCCGCTTGATTTACGCCATCCGTCAAGAAGGTGACAAGCCCATCTTCAAGCGATTGCTTCGCCGCCGAGCGCACCTTTTCTAAGACGGACGGCAGACGCTCCAAGCGTTCTAAGAGCGCCGCCGCGCGTTCGTGCGGCAGGATGTCTTCGGCAAGAATCCGCGCTTTTTCAATCTCCGCGCTCTCTTTGATGCGTGCGCGTTCGGCGTCGTCCGCCGCCTTTTGAAGCCGCTCTTCGACTTCGTGGTAATACTTGCGGTAGCTCGCCCAGCCGCGATCTGCCATGTCTTCTTCGGCTCTTCTTTCCTCTCGTCTGCCCCACGATTCGACCGCCGCTTTAGCGCGTTCCTTCTGCCCCATCGTCATGGTCGGATCGGCGTCAATCATGCTCGTCTGCCAAGACACGTTGTCCTTGATCGCATTCTTGAAGTTCTCGATGATGGCGAGCAGGTCTTTTTTGACTTCCTTGATTTTCTCCTTCGCCTTGAAGGCAAGCTCCGTATTGCCCAGCTCGGACGCTTCGCGAAATTGCTCTTGCAGATCGTCAAGCTGCTTGGCGACAAAGTGAACATTTGCCCGATCGGTCTTGTCATAGATGTAGCTTGTATAGCGTTTGGCGGCATCGGCAAGCGTATACATGTGCGCACCGATCTTGTAGACCATATCCTCAGCATTGTCCTTGATCGTGCGCATACCGACATCCAAGTAGCGCGACGCCTGCTCGATATTGAGGTCGAGCAAGCGATGCTTCAAGAGGATTCTTTCCTGTACTGCGGCTTCCTCGTTCTTCTCCAACTCGTATTTGCGGATTCTCTCCTCGCTCTCGCGCACGAGCTGCTTTTTCTGGATGAGCGATATGTTATTTTGCGTAGCGAAAAAGGCTTTCGCCGTTTCTTCCACCAGCTTCTGCGATTGCTCGGCTTGCCGCTTCATATCAAGCTGCGCTTTGTTGTGCGCAACGGGCAAGGCGTTCGCTCCGCCGCCTGCGCTTCCTGCTGCGCCGCTGATTGAACCGCCCGAAGCGTGCCGCAAGATGTCTGCAATAGATACAACGCCGACAATCTGCCCCGCGTTCTCCAAGGCGACTTCATCAATCGGCGTCCCCGGACCGTGCCGCCCCGACGACGTCAAAACGCGCCCATTGCCGGCATACATCATGGCGTGCCCCGGCGCACGCAAGGTGCCGTCGCTCCCTAGAGAGATGAGCACGTCGCCCGCCGCAAGCTCCATGCCCTCGACGTAATCCTTCCAGATGCCCGCCGCTTTCGTCTTGGCGACGATGCCGATTTTCTCCGCTTCATCGTCCGAGCCGAAGCCCGATACGAGAGGATCGAGATAATCTAAGATGGATTTGCCGTATTGCCCGAGCGTGTCGTCAAGCCCCGCGCGTTTGAGACTTTCGATGACGAACTCCGTGCATTTGAGGTCGGCATACGTCAGCTTTTTGTCGATGATCTTGCGCCCCTCAGCAGCGGCTCTCTCTCCAATTTCTGTGCTCGCAGGAGATGCGCTCGTCTGCCGCACCATCGGATCAGCGACAAGCGATGCCGACAACAGCTCATTCGCACGCGCACGCTTGCTCTCGATGCGTGCCATGACCTCATCCGCATACGCTTCGGCAGCGGGTCCAGAGCCATTGTATCGACGAAGCGCCTCACGCACATCGCCTTTGACGCTTTTCAATATCTCAAGGAAAAATTTTGCGCCGCCATAGGCATTGCGCACGAGGTCATACGGATTGCCCGCCATCGCCTGTGCTTCGTCGGATGTGAGCTGCATCAGTCCTACGCCGCCGTCATGTGACACCTTGACGTTGCCATTCTCATCCCAGTGCTGCCCGCTCGATTCCTGCTCCGCGATGGCTAGAAGCGTTTCATAGTTGAGCTGTCCTGTCTCGTCTATGCTCTTGAGTTCCTGCAAGGCGAGGTAGAGCGCACCTTCTTCGGGCGTAGCGCCCTGCGGGATGCCTGCCGCCTGTCCGCCGCTCTGTGCGGCCTGCGCGGCCTGCGACACCCCGCCGCTTGCTGTCGGCTGGAGATTTCCCGCAGCCGCTGCGATCAGCTCAGCGGCATAGCGTTGGTTTTCCGACAGCTCTTTGAGCGTCTTTCGGTGATCTTCCAACTCCGCCGTCAGCTTTTCGATCTCCTGCGTCTGCTTCTCCCTGTCCTCGTCCTTGACGGGCGTCGCCTTGATGCGCTCGATCTGCGCGACGAGAGCATCGACAGTCTTTTGCTCCTTGTCAATCTCCGCCTGCGCGTCTTTCGTGATCTTCTCCTGCCACGAAATCATGCCTTGGTCGAAGAGCACGCTGATTTCTTCCATCGCTTTTTTGACTTCTTTGAGCTGCTCGGCGAGGTTCGCCTTAATCATGGCAAGCGCACGCTTCAAGGCGTCCTGCTGCGCCTTGAAGAACTTACGCTCCGCTTCTTTTTGCGCTTTTTCCGCCGCTTTTTCGTCTTTGTCTTTGCCGTATTTGCTCGTGACGTTCGGCGTCGGCTTATCACGTTCCGCTTTTTCTGCCTCAAGTTTCGCTCTTTGATCGGCAGCTCGCGCCCGCGCTTCTCCTGCAAAATTGCTATGCTTGAGTTTATCTCCCGTGCCCTCTGCAATTTTCTCTTCCGCTCGGTCGGCGATGGCTTCCCAGTTGTCAGCACCCTGTTTGAAAAATTCACGGATTGCCTGCGTAAGCTCGCGTACGAGAGCAATGACCTTCTTGATTGGTTCTGAGAACATCAGCTGATCGAGGAACAATTCCCATGCTTTACGCATGTTCCAGACCATGCGCAGGATATGCCCGATCGTCACAAGGAGGTCTTCGAGGATGCCGATCAAATCCTCTACAGGCACAATATCTTCCAAGACCGTATAAAAATCAACGATGCCATCAATGATTTCCAGAACCCAGAAATACACTTCCTGCAAGGCGGCGATAAAGTCCAATATGGCAGGATTGACCTCAAATTCTCCTGTCGTCTCATTGATCTCGCCGAACAGCTCGGCGATTTCCTGTGCGGCAACCTTGATTTCGGGACCGAACGCCTCCGTGATTTTCGCCGAGGCTTGCGTCGCGTATTCTTCGATCATGCTGAACATGCCGGAGAACGTCTCAGGATATGCCTCTGCCGAATACTTGAAGCCTTCCATGCGCTTCATAAGGAAGGTGAACAATCCCTCGGCAGAATCCTTCGCCGCCTTGATGTCCGCATCTGTCAATCCCATTGCCGAAGCAATCGTTGATGATGACGCCGTGATGCCGCCCTGCAGGAGATCTCGAAGCTCCTGCACGAACTGCGTAGAGTTCAACCCCATCGCTTTGGCGGCATTGACGCCCGTCGTCGTAAAGTCGCGAATCTGCTCAAGATTCAGCCCCGCGCCCAAGCCCGGAGCCAAGATGCCTTGAAACGTCGTCACAAGATCCTTCGTGCTCGCTGCCGTGCGGATGGCGTCGCCGTTAAGCTTCTGCATCATGCTCGATGAAATGCCGAGCGCCGTGTTGAAGTCGATCGCCTCGCCGTTGATCTGCCCCATGGACGCAAGCGTGCCCGCCATGCCGAGTTTCGCCGTTTCCATGTCTTTGGCAAACTCGAAACCGGGCATGACGATGGAAGATGCGACGTCCTTGATGGTCGTGAGCACCCCGAGCACGCCCTGCACCGCAAGCTGCGCTTTCGCCAAGCCGCCCAAAAAGCCGCCGAAGATGTCGCCCGAAAGGCTGTTTCTCGCCGCGCCTCCCATCTGGTCGAGGCGGCGATTGAGATTGTTGATCGTGTTGTTGAGATTGTTGAGTGTCCCGTTTAGATTGCCCGCGCCCGAATCAAGCTGCCGAAGTGCGGCGAGCGCGGCGAGGATGCTCTGCAGGAACTGTGCGTTGTCTCCGCTGATCCGTATGATGATGTCGCTATGCCCTGCCATGCCGCCCTCTCTTTCCGCGAAGCCCTTCTAACATCGGCGTCAATTCTTTAGAGCCGCCGCAAATCGCCGCCGCGCCAAGCGCGACGCCCTCAATGAAATCCGCACGCGCCGCATTCTCCTCCAGCACGATTTTTTCAAAAAACAGCCGAACCTCGGTGATGCTGTACGCATGAAGCACGTCGTCCTTCGCATGTCCGTGCGAGATGAGCTTTTGCAGTACCTCGTACGGCGTTACTTCGCGTCCTTCGCTTTCTTCTTCGTCTTGACCTTCGCGAGCGTCCGGATAAAAAAATCACGGTTGACCTCGAACACCACGCGCCCCACTGTGATGGCGTCGTCAAGCGGCAGACTCTCTAAAAATGCCGCCTCTTTCTTCGTCGCCAATACGCCGATCTCCAAGAGCGACGCAACGACTTCCTCGACGCCGTCAACGCTCATTATGGCAGCCAGCGTGCCGCCTAGAAGCCCGCTGCGCTCGGTCTGCGTCCCCTCACTCGCTTCTTTTGATTCCTCAGCAAGCTGCCCCAATCCGCCCGTTGCCGCGTCCAGAGCCGCACCGTTATCCATGATGAACTTCACGATCTTCCCCAGCGGCGTGACGGCGCGCAGCGTATCCGCCCAAGAGAGCGGCTTGATCGTCAGTTTTTCACCGCCCACCTCGATTTCCTGCCCTGCGAGCAGCACTTTCCTCTCGTCCATGGTATCCCCCCTAGAAACAAGGGACGGCGCAAACGTCCGTCCCTGCCATCTTCATCCTATGCACGCTCGACCATGATGCCCGAGACGTCGCCCGGGTAGTCAACGCGGAAATAGCGGCTGTCGGGATTGTCCGCATCGGCGTGCTCGAAACTCGCCAAGACGGAAGCCTTGATCTGACGGCTGCCCCAGTCCTCGCCGATAAGCGAATCGTCCCCCGTCGGCGCGATGGAAACGTGATAAAACAGCACCGATTTCTGACGGCCATGCGTCGGGTCGTACTCAAAGCGCAGCGCACCCTCGATTTTCTTCTTCACACCTGCATAGATGCGCGGGATATGCTGCTCCTCGACCTTGCAGCTCACATAGATTTCCTCGCTCTCTTTGATCGCCGACGTGAGCGGAAAGCGCACTTTGCCGTTTCGTACATCGACCGCATCCGCCACATAGTCCGTGCCCTCTTCGAGCGTCACGCCTGCGGGGACAGCCTCGATGCGCCACACGTCGCCCTGCTGGAAGTCGATGCCGCTCGTACCCGCCGAGAATTTCACCTTTACGCCGTCAGAGAGCGTCTGCGCGTTGCCCTTGACAATGGTGCCCGCGCTCGTGTACGCGCCTGCTGCGCCCTTCTTCCAGACGAACTCCGCATCCGTGATCGTACCGGCGACCGTATTCGCCTTCTTGATCTTGATGTAGAACGTCTCCGTCGTCGTGCCCGTGTACGTGCCGCTCGACGTGATCGAGCCGGTCGATTTCGTGATGCCGCCCTGCGTGTCGAAGATCGGCGCCCCAAGCGTCGGCGCGATCGGGTTCTTGCGCTTGATGACAAGATTCTTGTAGTTGTACGCGCTCGTCGTCTTGTCGAGCAGGATGAAGATCTCGCTGCCCGGCGACACGGTGTACGGCACATCCGAGAGCGTCTTTGCCTCGATGTGCTTGATCGCCGTCTTGCCGTACATCGCGAGCGCATAGCGCAGCGGGTCGGATTCGTCCATCGTGATGGTCAAGTCCACGTCGCGCTGCGTCTCGACCTCGGCGAGCTTTTCGCGCGTGCCGCGCGTCGCATCGCGCTTGACGATCGAGTTGACGTTCCAACTCGCCTGCGCCGCCGAGCAGTTGCCCAGCGAGAAAAACGTACCGTCGGGATTGACTTCCTTGTCGAAGTTGCAGAATGAAAACTCACCTGCGCCGACATCGAAATTCGCCGCGCTCTTCTGTGCGCCGAGCATGTGCGCGAAGCGCTGCAAATCAAGGTTCATACCTTCCATCTCTTATTGCCCCTTTCCATTCAAAGACAAGAATCAACTCATTGCCGTAATACGGGCGCACCATATCGCCCAAAGGCTCGACGCCCGTCGCCGATATTTTCACGGCGATCTTGAGATTCGTCAGGATGTAGTCGTGCAGTCGCCGAATCTCCTCTAAGATGAGATTCTGGATGCGGTACTGCTCGCGAAACGCACGCCAGATGTCCGTATCGTCCGTGCGGTGCTTGATGAGCAGATGCACAGCGACGGCGCCCGTCGTATTGACCGTCTCCGCCGCTCCGCGCTCGGCTTCCCAGTCGATCTCAATCGACGAGCCGCCCCCTTTCGGCAGGTTGCCGATCAGATCGACCTCATACGTTTCGGCGATCTCCGGCAGACTTTGCAGATACATGCGCACGCTTTCGACGATCGGCAGCCACATGAAGCGCATCAACCACGCCCCACTTTCGCCGTCAGCGGGAAGTTTTCGCCGAGGTCTTTTCCTTCGGCTCCCGTGAACGTCTCCGCGCTGATCCGTGCTTCCCAGCGCATATACTCCCGCTCATAAATCGCACGCTTCTTCTCGTAAGGATCGTCGCCCGCTTCCATGCTGCGCCCGCTCGTCATGGCGGACGCGTTGCGGGCGCAGACCATGAGCGCGTAGAAAAGCGCCAGCTGGCGAATGGGATAGGCGACGGGCGTGCGGATGCGCTCGGGCGATACGCCAAGACGCGCGGCAAGTCCGTCGACGTAATCCGTCGATTCCGCCACATCCTCATCGGATAAGCGCGGCTGCAAAAGCGTGTCGCGTACATCTTCCATATTGAAGTACATTACCGCGCCCCCCTTGTCGCTGCCTCAATGTGACGGTTGAAAATCGCGGTGATCCGCGTTTTGCTGCGGTCTGCCGCTTCATAAAGGAATCGGTCAGCGGGCGATCCCGTGTGCATGACGAGTCTCGCGAAATGGATCTGCCCGTTCGATGCCCAACGAAGCGCTTTCTTACGTTTCGGACGAATGGGATAACGATCTGCACGAGAGCCGTGCGTACCTGTCGGCTCATGCACAAACGGCGCATACGGCGCTCGCTGCATCTGGAAGTATATTGTTCCCTCCAACTTGGCTCTATCCACTTGGCAGGCGATTTCACGCTCCAATGCCCCTGTGCGCGGCGTAAAGCGATGATGCGCACGCGCTTCTCGCTGCACCAAACGGCACGATTCGAGAAGTGCGCGGCGAATCGCCGTCCGCGTCCGCCGCAGTCCCACCGTTTCAATGGCGCGAATCGCTCCCAGCGCGTCAATGTCCACATGAATGTTCATCACGCACCGCCCGCCGCGTCTCTATCTTGCGCGGCTTCATCTTTCGCCTTCCTGCCCTTTGCCTTGCCGCCGTCGCCTTTGCCGCTTTCGCCGACATCGCCGCGCTCGCCAACCGGCTCCGGCTGATAGCCCAAGTCCGAAAACTCACGGATGCGCGATTCTTCAACGATGACCTCATCCGTGTCCTTATAAAGCCTGATCGTCTTGACCTTCATTCCTCAACCCTCCCTCAAAACAATACGGATACTTCTCCTCGATGCGAGAAAGCTCAAGACGCGCCGCTTGCATGATGCCGCGCGTTTCTGCCATGAGGCGGCAGGAGATGAACATATCCCCCGCCGCTTCCTTGACTTCGGCACTTTTGTCAAAATGCGTGCAGCCCGCATACACCATATCCGCCACTGCCGAAATGGCAGCGCAGACGATATTCTGCCCTGCAGGCGCACCGTCTTCCGATGCGTGCCCCGTGATGCGCATATAGGCGCGTCCGCGCCCTTCCGTGAACCGATACCGCACCATAGGCTTACCCCAAGATGCGGCAGGCAAGCTCAGGAATCATCGTCTTGACGCCGCAGAGCAGATCGAGCGAGCAGATGTCCCGCTTGAGCTTCACGTCGTAGTCAAAGACGACGCGAATCGAGATGCCGCCGTCGCTGATGATCGCATACTGCGAATCGGCAACGCCCAAAGGCTTCGCCAAGGGGCGCGTCACGAGCGTGAAAGCGTTCTTGTGAAATGCCATGCTCGCCGTATGATCTTTGACGACCGTCACCACGGTATTTGCCGCGAACGTCTGACGTGCCGCCGGATAGAACTGCACCGTGACCGAGTTGCCTGCCGCATCGGCGTCCTTCATCACGACGTAAGGACGCGAATCGCCCGCGAGCGTGAAGATCGTGCCCTTCTTGATCTTGCCCGTCAAAGAGCCGTCCGTGAATGTCGCGACGTTGCTGTCCGCCGATACGATCGCCGAGAGCTTCATCGTTGGCGTCACGGACAAATCGCCATTCTCGTGCTTGCAGATGTTTTGATCCATGTAGAAATCAAAGCCGAACTTACGCCCGAGCTGCGCATTGATGATCGCGCTCGTCTCGCCCGTGTGCCCGACCGAGTTGAAGGCGTCAAGTTCCAAGAGCTTTGCGTCTGCCGCCGTGTCCAGAACCGCCATGCGCCCTGCCATCGGCACTTTGTTGTCGTTCATCTCTTTTCGGACCGCCGTAATTGCCGCGACGCTTGCGGGCGTGTTGCCCGGCGTGCCGACGTAGTACGGAATATCTTCGTAGCAACGGCAGATCTTCTCGTCAATCGCCTGTTCGATCGACATGACCGCAGGCTCGATGAGCTGCTTTGAAAAGTCGCTGATGCTAAGGGACAGTTCTTTCGACGTGATGCCGAACGATACGTCGAGAATGCTGTCCAAGACGACAGGCACCTTGCCTTCGACGGCGTTCTGGATCTTGATGCCCGTCGCCGGGTCAAACAGATCGACCTCAAAATTCGCCGGACGGCGCACCATGACGGTATCGCCGACTTCGGCGAACTCGCCGTCATAGTCGCGGCTCACAAGCTGCGACATGACCGTGTTGTTCTTGAGGACCATCAACGCTTCACGCGCAACGTGCATCGGCGTCAAGAAATCATTCCCTGCAAAACGCTGCAGATTGAGTTTCATCTTCTTCATGTTCGGTTTCCCCCTCTTTCTTGTGGAAACGCTGCTTCATTCAGCATTTCCTTAAATCTTGCCTTCCTTGCGAAGCTTTTCATACTCCGCCTGCGACATCTTTTGAAAATCGACCTTGCCGCCCGCGCTGCCGCCCGAGCCTGCACCTGCGTTCTGGTTGTTCGCCAAAAGGCGCGGATGCTTCTCAAAGAACATCTTGACGCCTTCTTCGACGGTGACTTCCGTGCCGTCGTCGGTCGGAAATACGGGCGTTTCGTCGTCCAAGATTTTCACCTTGTCGCGGAAGATCGGCACGAGCGCTTCATATTCTAAAGCGCCGCTTTTCTTGAGCGCGCGTTCCACTTCTGCATCGCGAATGATCGTATGGATGCGGGCGAGCCTTTCGTCGGCGATCTTCTTCTGCTCGTCCCGCTCCTTTTCGAGAGCCGTCCTACCGCGCGTGAGATCGTTGATCTGGCTCTGCAGCTTCGCCGTATCCACGCCGCCGTTCTTCGACTTCTGCGCTTCTTTCAAGGCTTCCAGCGCAGCGTCGAGGTCTTCCGTATCGACGGGAATCCCGTTGAAGTCCAAGAGTTTATTGAACTTCTGCACCGCCGCATCACGCTCCGTCGCGAGCGTCTTTTCGCTGCCCGTGAGCTTTGCGATCTTCGCGTTGAGCTTCGCCGCATCGCTCTTGCCCTTCTTGTCCGAAGCGATGAGCTGGTTCAATCCCGCGACATACGCCGCGCCGCCCTCAAGCCCTGTCAGAGCTTCCGTGATGGCTTCGACCGTCGCAGGCGCTTCGCCGCCCTCGTCAAAGCGCTGGAGATTCAAGCGTATCAGCTTTTTCGCTGTTTGTTTCAACTGTCATTCCCCCTCAAGATAGATATGAAAATGGTCGCCGACGGCGACCGCGGACAATCTCTTGCTCGATTCATGGCTTTACCTACGCTTTCTCATAAGTTTTCTCGAAAATATCCGGCTTGCAGGGATATATCTCCCCGTTTACACCTTGAATGATGTAGTCGCCCACACTCGCATGATGCGTGCCTTCCAGCGTCTTGACGTACAAATCGCCGCCCTCTTGAAAGAACAGAATTCCATCAATAAAGGCTTTGACTGCCCAATCGGGAACATAATATGTCCCGTCTTGCTTCATCAAATCGCCGTCAAATGGGAACGCTTCAATGGCCACGGGCTTTTTCCTGTACTTTGCCATACGCTCACCCCCCTTACCGATACCGATTCCACTGATGGACGAAGATACGCACGAACCGCTGCGCTTCCTTCGCCAGCATCTCCTCCGACTCGGCAATCAACGGCTTCGTGCTCTGATAAAGCATCAGCCCTTGATCCTGCCGCTTCTCCGCCGCTTCCGCGTCGCTTTTCAGATACCGCTCGCGCTCCTCGTACCAAATGCCGAATCGCTTGAGTTCGCTGTAGAGTACGGCAAGCACGCAGTCGGGCACAACGGTAAAGGCGTTCGGGTCAACCTCATAGCCCGTCAAGACGCCCTCTTCTTCGTAGTCCTCTAAAGCACGCATGACGCCCGCCTCATAGAGCGGCTGTTTGACGCACTCGGGCAGCTCTACACTCGGCAAGAGCCGCAAAAGCTCCTCTCTCGATGCTTGATGCAATGGCTTCACCTCCTGAAAAGGGTACAAAAAAAGCACTTTGCGTATTCTGCAAAATGCTTTTTTGTATGACCTGCATTAAAAAAATTCTATGCCGTTTTCATGAATTTCAACTTGCAAACCTCGCAAATCGACCTCGGTTCCCTTTGGTTTCAGAAATGCGCTTACCCACTGCCCCGTTCGACATTCGCGAACGACTGCGCCCCAGAAATATTCAAGCACTTCCCACCGATAGAGCGGGACAATATCAGCCATACTGACGTTCGCCTCCTAATTATGGTACAATATTTCCAAGCGAAAGGAGGTGATTTTATGCCAAATCAGCATGTCGTCCCTCATAATGGCAAATGGGCAGTGAAGCGTGAAGGAAGCAGCCGCGCCACGATTGTAACAAACACGCAAGCCGAAGCCATTCAACGGGCAAGAGAGATTTCCCAAAACCAACACACAGAGCTTATTATCCACGGGAAAAATGGTGCAATTCGCGCACGTGATTCTCACGGACATGACCCATTCCCACCTAAAGGGTAAGGGCACAGTCAAAAGGCACTTGCTTACAGTTGCAAGTGCCTTTTCTAATCTGCTGTTACTCCAAAATCATGCCGACTGTTGCGGCACTTCCTCAATGCTCTTGATATAGCTGCCCTCAAGTATCACATACTCAAATACGGGATCGTTGAGCACCTTGACATCGTAAGCCCAGTCATCTTCATCCTGCGCAAAATATAGGGGTTCACAAAGCCACACCTCGCCTCGAACCGTTTCGACTTGCACCAAATTTCCTCTGGACTGAATTTCCATAAGATGTTTTATCTTTTTCAACGATTCTTCCAGATACACTTTGCTCACACCCTTTTTGGCGGTTCTACTGAATAAACATGTGTCCCATGCTTAGAGTATACAAGTTCCAGCCATGTAGTGTCAACCAGTTTACCTTTTTTTGTATCCCAATACTGCCCTAAAAATACACCTGTATCCACTTTCTCTCTTGGGCTTCCATTTAGCGGATTAGGGTCATACATTTCCGTACCATGATATTTTTTTACTAACCGTTCAAGCTCCTTTTGTGTGACGCCCTCATGAAATACACTCGGCTGGAGATTTAAGTCTTTCAACTGCTCCACATATCGATCATATTCTTTCGTACCCGGAATATGTCGGTTTTGCACTTGCCGTCGAATTGTGAGGTTATACGGACTTCCGTCAAGAAGCGTATCCGGTATTTTCCCGCCTGCAAACAGCTGCAAATCAAACTTGAAATCCCCTGCGCTCAAACGGCTTTTCGGCTTTTTGAAGCCGTCCCAGCCGCGAAGGAGATTCTGCCAGTCGCCGCCCTTTTCGTAGGCTTCCAGACCTGCATCGCCGAAGAGCGCACTCTTCCGCTTTTCGTCGAGCGAGTCGATGTAACGCCGCGCACCTTCGGGCTTGATCTTCTTGCCTTTGCGCTCCCATGAGAATACGTCTTCCAACATGCACATGCAATGCGGATGGCGCGGGATGCTCGGGACTTTATGCTTGGGATAGATGCCTTTGCCATAGCCTACGTCCATATTGGCGCAGACGTCGCACTGGTCGAACGGGCAGAGATGGTGGCGGCTTGAGAGCCGCCAGCGATAGCCCCAAACATCCTCATCGCTCTCCCGCTCAGCGATATAGCCGTCGAACCATGCACGCGCCGCTTCCGTACGGGCGATACGCCCGGCATGGTAGCGCGTCTTTTCTTCGACCGCCGCCCACGCCGCGCGCTTGATTGCCGCCGCCTTAAGTTCGTCTGCCGTACACGCCTTGATGAGTGCATTGTACGCGGCCTGCAGGCGTGGCGACTTGATGCTGTGCGCCAAGCTCTCGACCTGAAGCGCATGCCGCCGCAGGTCGCTCATAAGCGCGTCGTCGCCTAAAGCCGCTTCTGCCGTCCGCAGGAGCTTCGCCATGTCTTTTCTCAGCGTCGCTTTGCTGAGGATGCCTTTGCCGCTGTTATAGCCGTCGTAAAGCTCCATCGCGATGTCTTTGATGCTTTTGACCTGCCGCAGCGCGATGCCGAGCGCGGATACGATGTTGTTGCGTACAGGGATCGCGTGCAGCCGTTTCGAGAGCTTCATGCCGTCGCCTGTCCATGCCGTTTCCATGAGTTTTCTCTTGATGTCTGCCTCTGACGGCGCGGCTACGAACTTCGGCAGTATGCCGTAGCCCGCACACGCTGCCAAGAAGAGCATTTGACTTACCGCCTGCGCGTTCGCGCCGAAGAAGCCGACGTCTCGAATGGCGTCCTCTACGGCTCGCGTCATGGGCACGCCGTCGTTAAACTTCTGCAGCACGCTTTCGACGAGCGCATCGCCTATGGCAAGATATTCTTTCCGATAGCCCTGCAAGATGCTTCGGACGGCTTCTCGAAATTCACGCGCTTTGAAATCGGTGTCTTTCGACATGGCTTATTCCTCGCTTTTTGCTCTTTCGTCTGCCTGCGGCGTTTGCTCGATGTCCTGCATGATTTCGTCGTAGCGACGGTCGTCTACGTCGGCGAAGTAGACTTCTGCCGCCTTGCGGTTGATCTCGCGCTCGACGACCTCGCCGCCGATAGCGAGCGCTTTCATCTGCGCCGCTTTGTTCAGCTCGTCTTCGATGTCTGTGATGTTGAAGGTGCGCGGGTATTTGACCTTGAGACTTTTGAGGTCGATCCCCGCCCAAGCGGCAAAGACGCGAAATATCTTAATCTCAGCGATTTCGCAGTTTTCTGCCATGTCGGCAAGTTCGTCCGTCGTTTTTTCAAAGTCCCACTGTTTTGCGACGCCTGATGTTTTTGTTTCTACCCCGACGACGCTCGACAGCCCCGCTTGGCGGTACATGTCGTCAATGATGTCCTTGATTTCCTGCTGTAAGATTTGCACCGGCTCTAAGGGCGGGGCGGTGAATGTCGGCAAGTGGTGCGCTTCGCCGTCTGTGACGAGCATGTTTCCCGTGCCGAGCGTCAAGCCGATCTCTTTACCGTCTTCGTCTTTCTGCTTCAGCGCGGCGGCGGCGTTGCGCGTCGCGGGATAGATCAGGACGGGAAAGCATTGATTGCGGAGTATCTCGCGCTTTTCGCTGTCACGGTTGTATACGTCGCGACTGGCGCGGGCGATGTGCAGCATACTCGGCACGGGGAGCGGCGTATCGGCGTCCTCGTCGGCTGCCGAGAGCGTGACGATAGGCAAGATGCCAAGACCGTGTTCGCCCGTGCGCGTCTCGCCGTTTTCTCCTTCACTCTTGCAGCTCCATGTCGTTTGCGTCCATGTCCATTCTTCTTTTTCTCCCGTGCCGGAGAGATCATGCTTGCTTCTCTTTGTCGTCAGCTTGTAGGAAAGGCTGACGAAGCGTCCGGCACGGTCAGTCTCATAGTCCGTGACCTGCTCGGGGTAAACCGGATAGAGATACGGGAACAGCCGCTGTTCGAGCGCGTCTTTTTTATTTGCGGCTTGTTCGTCCGCTGCGAAGTTGTCCACGACGATGAAGACGCGCCCGAAAAGCCGCGCCATCTTCGCCGCCTTTTTCATGAAGGCGTTCATCGTCGTGCCGCTGCCGTCGACGTCTTCGACAAACTGCTTGAGCATTTCGCTGTCGTTGAAATCGCGCACGATGGTCTTTTTGAAGATCGGATTTGTCAGCGAGTGGATAATGACTTTGACGAAATTCGAGTATCGCGCCATTTTCTTTCGCAGGAGATAATCTTCCGGCTCTTCGCGGCTGTGCGCAAAGAGATAACGCCCGTCTTCAAAGCCGCCGCCCCCTGTGTATGCGTCACGCAGGAGTTCGTAGTTGTCTGTCATGTTCTGCCCCCTCAATACAATTTATGCCGCCCGAAGATCGGCGACATGGCAAGCAGCATATCGTTTTCCAGCCCGTAGCGGACGGCATCGATCGCGTGATTGTCCTTGTCGGGATACGCTGAGATGAACTGCCCGTCTTTGTTGCGCATGTATTCGTAGCCGACAAACTCGCGGTAGGCGTTCGGGCAGCGCCGTTTGTCGATGTAGATGCGATGAAGCCTTTGCAGCCACTTAATGCCGAAGTCAACGGAATCGGGGCCTTTCTTGACGGAGAGCACATTGAGTCCGTAGTCTGTCATTTCATCAATCGACTTCGGCTCTGCGCTGTCCGCGCCGATCAGCCGCCTGCCTGCACGCGGCAGGATCAGCTCCGCCGCCCGCCTGTTTTTCATGCGCTGCGCATATATCTCGTCGAAGATGTATAAGTCCTCACGCTTTGCATCGTAGTGCATACCGACGTAAGCGAGCGGATCAACGGCAAAGCCGAAGTCCAGACCATGACGCAGGTGATCGAAGGCGGAGACTTCTTCATCGCTCATTTCTCGCTCTTCCACATTGTCGAAGACGCTGCCGCCCGTACCTGTGACTTCGCCGAGGTATTCGTGACGATAAAGCACTTCGCTCTTTTCCTTGAGCCGCTCTGCTTCTAAGATAAACTGCTCGCCGAGCCAGCGGCGCGGCACATCGAGATACGTCGATTGATGCACGACACGATCTTCACGGTCGAAACGCGCTTCTTCATTGACCCAGTTGTTGCGGCTCTTGGGCGGGTTGAACGAGCAGAAGACCCAGTACCGTTCACCGCCGCGCAAGAGCGACTGCAGGAGACTTCGCACCTCTTCCATGCCTGTAAACTGGTCAAGCTCTTCGATCCAGACGACGCCGACATAGCCGAAGGGCAGTTTTAGCGACTTGACTTTTTCTTTGTCATCCACGCCGAGAAAGAGGATTTTCTGCCCCGTGCGCTTATAGGTGAACGAGAGCGGACTAATGCGAGCGTCAAACGCATCCGCCAACCCCAGCACATGAATCGCCCACTCCACTTGATTGTAGACGCTGTTTCGGAGCGTGTTGCCAACCTTTCTGAGTACGACCGCGTGACAGTCGGGATTTTGCAGGATGCCGAGCGGGACATTGAGCGATGCAAAGCTCGACTTCGTAGAGCCGCGTCCGCCTGCCAGCCAGTAATGCGTATATTTGTGCCGCTGCACATCGAAAAAGATGCCGTCAAAGCTCGGCGCGATGAGGCTTGCGATATTCACGACTTTCTCTTCTGCGCTGCTCAATCTCCCTCACCTCGTTCAAAAACAAACCGCATCAGCGCGGCATCGCCGCCCTTGTCCTCTTTCAGCGCCCGCTCTTTGAGCTTCAGCTCGCGCTCCTTGAGCCGCACGTCGGGCGACTCGTTCGACACGTCGAGCAAAATTTTCATCATCTGTGAATTGCCGCCGCACGCACTACGGATGAGGCTTCCCCAGACAGCATCGCCCACGGTGATTTCCGCATCGCCGAGTTTCGCCGCCTTCATGATCGCGGTCTGCATGTCGGGGTGCAGTTCCTTGAGCTGCATCGCCATCGCCTCTTTGAGCGCGGTTCTGAGCGCCTTCTTTCGACGGCGAGATTTGCCGCTCGCAATGCCGCCTTTTTGTGTAATTTCTCTTTGTTCGCTCTTTGTTCGTTGATTTAGCGGATTCAAATTCTCCTCGTTCGCCATGCTACATGCTCACCACCGTCCTTGCTTATTTTCGTGTACACAAAAAGGCAGCTGCTCGGAAATTCCGAACAACTGCCTTTTCCTTATTCTGCTTCTTCCAATTCGCGATGCACCGTCTCAATGCCACGCGCGATGACATCGGTGCGCGTCGTCCCCATACGCTCGGCACATTCATTCAACAACGCAAGTTCCTTGTCAGATAATCTCACGTTGATCTGCCCCGTGCGCGGGTTCGTCGTCGGTCTGCCCATCTTCTTTTTCTCGATACGCCGCACCGCCTTTCTTCTTGCCGTATCTCAAGGGATATTGCAGGGCGGCGGCAAGTCCGCCCTGCTTCCCTTTTTTCATCGGGTCAATCCTTCATGATGCGTTCCAACTTGTCCGCAATCTTCTTGACCTTCGCCTTGACCTCTTGGTCTTGGAGCGTTTCCTTTTCCAGTCTCTCGTAGACTTCCTCGACATCATCGAGAAGGAAACTGACGAATCCCTTAAATTGCGTATCTGTCATGCCCATAGTGTCCATGTCGTCCCCCTTTCTGCTCTTGCCCGCCTACTCGCTTGGTTTCCCTTGCTGTATTTATAGTATAACTTATGCGCGTGCAAAAGTCAAGGGGATATTTTTATAAAAACCGCCAATTTTATAAAAACAATAAAGGCACATTTATAAAATGCTGCAAAAATGGAAACATCATGCCGTTACAACGATAACAACATCTGCGCCGCGCCTCCCTGCCGTCTTGCAGGTTCGCGCCCTCTATCCAGCAGCTTAAAGACCTCTTCCCGCTCGCACGTCCCGATGCCTTTGATGCGCTGCATTGCTTCCTCGATACCCTTGATCGCCCTCAGCATACTGTCCAGAGTCTGCACTGTTCCCCTTTGATACGCGAGCGGCGGCACGAAGATCAGCATATTCGCCAGCTTCTCTCTCGGCAACGACGGAACAGTGCTGCTTGCGTTGAACCGTTCCAAACGCTCCGATTGCAACAGGTGAAACAGGAATCTCGCATCCATCATGTTTTTCCTGCATTTGATATAGACGCAAGTAGCACCGCAGAAGAACGGCGTACCCACAGGAACGAAGTACTGCTTCTCAATCGAGCCGCGAATCGGCACAATCACAGCGGGTCCTTCATCCATCGCCGTGTCAATATGGGCGACAATCCCGCCCGACATGTATACGGGCACGTTCCCTGCGCCGTATGCGCTATGCGCTTTCCCGCTCTTGATCTCTCCGACATCCTTGATCCTCATGCGCCGCACCTGCGTCATTTGCAAGTTTCTTCCGGTACGCATCCAAAACCTCCTGCAAAGCGTCCAACAGCGGAGCAATGCTCTCGCCGCCCATCGCCGTTTGTGCCAGATAGGAAAACTCAAGACTTGCGCGTAGATGCTTGCACAGAGCATCTCTCGCCTTGCGCTCCTCTTCCTTGATGTCGATTTCCTCGCGCTGCTGTTCCTGCTGCAAATAAGTCAACACGCTCAGGGAGAATCCGTTCTCGCGCATCTCTTCCAAGGGCACGACGCGCTCCATCTCATGCTCTTTGTCGATGAAACGGATGCTCGTCCCTTTTCTACGTTTCTTCAGGACAAGAGCAAGCTGCGCCACGGACGTGTCGACGAACAGCTCTCCCGGAATATGGATGGCAGCATCGACGACGTTCTGCTCAATCAGCCACTGGCGAATCTTCCCTTCCCGCTGTCCGCGATAGCCGATGCCGGGGAAGTTCAGCACGACCGCCGTGCCGTCATCCGTCAGATAATGGAGAATGTGCAGCAGAAAAGCAAAGTCCGCCTTAGACGGCGGCGCAAAGCACGGCGCAGATGTGAATCGCGCATCGTCTTTCAGCAAGTCAGGCGACCATTTCACGGAAAAGGGCGGGTTGGCGATAATCGCGCGAAACTTCTTACCGACGAAAGCGGGAGAAAGAAGCGTATCATCGCAAACGATCTCACTGTTCGGTATCGCTCTCGCCGCCTCTGCCGCCTCAGGGTTGATGTCTTGCCCGTACTTCTTCACGGTATCGGGAAAGATTTCAAGGAGCGAGCCATGTCCGCATGTCGGGTCATAAACTTCCGTGATTTTCTCCGGCAGGAATGACCGCATATATTCAGCCAACGGGCGAGGCGTGTAAAAGATGCCGCTTTTCTTGAAACTATCACGCACGCTTTTCACGTTGTAGCCCACGCACCCGCCCCCTTTCCATGCATACAAAAAGGACGCCGCCTGTGCGACGCCCCTGTGCCCGTATGCAATTTTAGATAGTATCAGTATAGCATGTGATTTCAGCGAAAACAAGGAAGTAAAACCGTGCAAAAACGACGCTCCAACGAGGGAAAAGTTATCCACAACCGTTTCACGACTTAAGTTCTTCCCCATATAGTCGTTCCATACCTGCACGCGTAACAAGCCATACGCCACCCGACTTGCGGCATTCTTCCTCTGTCAGTCTCGGCGGACGCCCTTGAACACCCGTGCAAAGATGTTTGACGGAAACAGGGCTTTTTCCCCAACGCTCTGCCGCTTCTTGCGTCGTCATAACATCACCAAACGTCAACAGAATCTCATGACCAGCCACGCTCCAACAACACCTCCAGAAATGAATGACTTTATACTTCCCCAATCCCAATCAAGCAGTATTGCAAAGGCTACCGCCGTGCAAACAAAAGCCCCGTCAAGCAAATTTCGTCGCGTGATTTTCATTTGTCCTGCCCCTTTCCTTGTGATATAATCAAGGAAAGCAAGGGGCTTTCGCCCCTGCCTTCCCCGCCCTTACCGCTTGTGCTTGCTAGGCTTCCTGCGGTTGGGCGGCTTCTTTTTCCTCGGCTCTTTCTTATCTCTAGCGCCCATTCGCATTTGAATGAGTACCAAGATTGTTGTTATGAGCCATTCGACATCGTTCTTTTCGATGTCCACTTTTATCCCCCCTTTCTGTTTTTATTATAACCTTTTTCGGTTAATAAGTCAAGCGTTTTCGTATGAAAATATAAATATTTTCCCGCCCGTAAGCCTTAGAAATTCAAGGCTTGCGGGCTTTTTCGTTCAGAAAACAAGCCTCGTCTGCAACGGCTTGCGGCATGCGCCGAACAGCATCAGCGCGATGTCTTGGAGCGCCCTCCTGCCTCTCTTGTCCGCCCATGTTTCCGCATAGCCGACGTCATACGCCACGCGCCGCCATGTGCAGCCGTCGATGTACCGCCCGCGCACGAGACGCTCATCTTCTGCCGAGAGGCACGCAAGCGCACGATCGACCGCCCGCAGCGTCCGCTCCATGTCCCGCTTGCGCTCTTGCATCTCCTCGATGTCTGCCGCCGCCCTCATGCGCCTCGCCGCTGCCGCTTCCGTCGCGGTCAGCTCCGCCGTGCCGCCCGTCGGCTCATTTCCATAGCGGGCGATGGCGACGGACTCGCCTTGCAGGGCGGCAGTCTGCGCTTCGATCTCTTCTGCAAGATTCTGCACGGCGACTTTCATCTTGTTGTACTGTCCAAGTATGTGCTTCGTCTCCTTGATGCAGTCGCCATGTTCCATGCGGATTCCTCCCCCTACTATACACGCACCGAAAGAGCGGCGTTTCTGCCGCTCTTTTTGATGCTCACATCGCAAACAACTCTCCCTGCATTGCATCCGGCAGGACAAGCATCTTCTCCGTCGCCTGCCGATAAAAGTTCTTGTCGATCTCAAATCCATAGCACGTCCGTCCAAGCTCCATGCAAGCCCGAAGTGTCGCGCCGCTCCCTGCGACGGGATCGATTACCACGTCGCCCTCGTCCGTGAAAATCCCAATGAGCTGCCTGAGAAGATTCACAGGCTTCTGCGTCGGGTGAATCTTCGGATAGACTTTCGTACTATCGCGCTTCCACTCGAAATGATTGAACACCATGCGCTTATTCCCCACCGCATCCACGTTGCGAAACTTCGGCAGCTTGTCGCGAAACAGCACAATCGCCGTCTCCGTCGCTCCGACAATGCGCATGTTCGCCTTGAGTACCTGCGCCGAATAGTTCTTGATGAAGTACAGCGGGTACGACTTCATGAATCCGTGCCGCTTCCCGTACTCCACGACCAAGGGGATTTGCTGATACGAGCAGAACACGATCATCGCCGGCGCTTGGTTCCGCTCCTTCGGCTCTTTCTTGAGAAGCCTTGAACAGAAATGGAAATACTCCGCGATGTTGAAATTGCTGTCCGTGCGGAAAAATGCCTTCTTCGCAAATTTGCTCTCGCCGTTTGCATTGTCGCCGCCCTTGTACCACATCGGATTTGACCCGTATGCATCCTCGCCGATGTTGTACGGGATGTCCGCAATCACCAGCTGCGCCTTCGACGGGATTCCATACCGCTTGTAGTTCTGGAAATTGTCATGATACAGTTCAACTTTTACTTTTTGCATCTGCCGTCACCTCCACGATTCGCCGTATCACATAATTTGCGCACGGCTGCGCCATGCCGTTGCCGAGCGCTTTGTAGCGTGCCGTATCACTGCCGCCCGCTGTGTAGCCGTCGGGCAAGCCCTGCAAGCGTTCGCACTCCGTCGGCGTGAGGCGGCGCACGATGGAATGCGACAACGCCAGATTCTCACTGCCGCCGCCAAGGCTGCCGCCCGCCGCTCTGAGTGTCGCGACTTGCCCCTTCTCGTACTCGCTGAATGACTTCGCCCCGTAGATTTCAGCGACTGCATGACGGTCAACCGTATTCAGCGTATAGGCTGTTTCTTTCAGCACGCCTTTCCCGTTGCCGCCATTCACGGTCTTGCGGTCTATCGTGTTGCCCGCGATGCAGTAGCTATGCACCACAGGCACTTGATTCCCGCCCGTCCCCATGCATGCGTTGAGCGTCGGGACAATGCCGTCTTTGACGGGACGCATGACCTCATCCGCATGCGTCATATCGTAGATTGCTACGTGCTGTAATTTCCCCGCTACCAGCGTTGGCGCAATTTCTTCGCCATAGCCGATGCTTCCAGCGGACGGCGGAGCTTTGCCGATAAAGCCTGCCGCCATTACGCCAAGGCGATTGCTCACTGTCATCGGCGGCACGGCTTCCGCAAGTACAGGCACATTGTTCGCTATGCTTGCTCGCGTATCAAATCCTACAGCTACAATCTGAGGTCCGCGATCCGCACATTTAGGTATATACGCGCCTGCCGTTCGAGTGCCGCTTTCAGTTCCTCGGGCAGTTCCTTGCCGCGCTCCTTCGCTCTTCTCAAGATACCCAGACATGCCCTCGAGCTCAAATAGTATTTTTCCGGCACATCTTCCGTCGGCTGCAAAATCTGCGACAAGAAAGATTCGACGGCGACGTTGGGGCACTCCCCAATATTGCGCGTCAAGGACGCGCCATGCGATTTCACACTGAGGCAATTCTGCCACTCCCGCATTCGCCCATCTGCCATTTGGAGGCATTGGAATCTCGGCCTGTCCGATTTCTTGGAGCACGGCTCGAAAGTCCATGCCTTTGTTGCTGCTGAATGCGCCCGGCACGTTCTCCCAGACGAAGAATCGAGGGTACCGTCCAACGGTGGCACATCGCATGGCACGAACAATGTCAACTGCTCGGCGAAACAAGCCGCTTCTTGCACCGTCCAATCCCTCCCTTCTGCCCGCAATGCTCAAGTCTTGGCAAGGGCTTCCCGCACAGATGATGTCCACGGGCGGTATCGCCGCCCCGTCAATCTTCGTAATGTCGCCCATTTGCGTGACGCCAGGAAAATGGTGCGCCGTCACAGAGCACGGGAACGGCTCAATCTCGCTCGACCAGAGCGGCTTGACTCCCGCATGACGCGCCGCCAACAGCCAACCTCCGATCCCGTCAAAGAGACTGCCGAGCGTCATTCTTTCTCCTCCACGTACTCATGTCTCTGCGCATCGTAGAAGAACACGGGGATGTTATACTCTCGCGCGTATGCGAGCTCGATCATGCATCCCTTGCTGGCGCGGTAGTCCCCCGTCATCGTGACCGCGCAGCACTGAACGACTTCGTTCGTCTTCTTAGAGATCTCTGCGACCCAGTCCAGTGTCTTCAGGTAGCAAAATTCCGAGCTCGGCTTCGTCATGTCAACGACACGCCCGCTCTTTTCATCAACGCGCTTCTTCTCGCAGTCTTCGAGCACCTTCTTCAGCCACTCGTTCTCTTTCCTCAGCCGCTGCATTTCCCGCTCATAATCGACCAGCAACCGCCGCAATTTCCTTTGATCACTATCTCCAATCAACATAGTCTCAAGCATGTCCTCGATCGCTTCCCTGTCCATCGCGCTTCCTCCTCTCGATCTCGCGCACCAACATCGCGCGAAAATCTTCCTGCTCTTTCCGTACAAGGCTGTACCTCTCTGCGATATGCGCGACGGATGCAGCGTGCACGTCGATGTCCGTCACCATGTGTTCGAGCACCTCCGTCCGAAATTCCGCAAGGTGCGGCTTCATCGCCTTCTGCACATTGTCCAATCCGCCGCCTCGCTGTTTAAGCGCGTAGCGGAAAGCGTACACCAGCGCAAGCCGTCCTTCCTGCGTCAGCTCGATGCCATGCTTCTGCCGCTGCATCTTCCGCGCCGCCTCCCTGCCTTTGGCGACGAGCCGCTTCTGCGCCATACGTTCTCTCTGCCGCCGCTCGAATCGGCGGCTTCGCTGTCCTCCGTGTCTCATGCGTCTTCTCCTTTCGCCATGCGCTTCTTTGCCATGTACTGTCCGTAGCTCAACCCCGCCTCTCGCGCCGCCCTGCCGTTTTCGGCGAGACGCGTCATCGACTCCTTGCGCCGCGCTTCTTCCGCCTCTTTCGCCAAAGCCTCCGCTTTCGTCCTTGACGCTTCCTTCTCGGGCTTCGGCTCCTTTTTTGCAATCTTTCGCGCATAGCGCTCCTCGTATTGTCTGCACTCCGCTTCCTTGCGGCACTCGTGAGAGCAGTACTTCCTCGCCCCGCAATCTGTCTCAAACGATTTGCCGCACACGGCGCAGACCTTCTTGACAAGTTTCGCTTTTCGCTCCCTCCTCGCTTCCGTCCCGCCCGTCAGCATCGCCATTTCCTCTGCCGTAATGGCGACCTGCGGCGCAGCCTTTTCCGTGCGCTCTGCCATTGTCGCCCGCCCTGTCGCCGTCGCAAACGCCATCATGCAGCGCATCGAGGCATTGATGAGATGCGGCTCGGACGAGTCGCCCGTCTGGTGCATCGACAGGTGCCGGATCGCACGCGCCACATGCTCTTTTGCGGGTATCTTGCGCCATGTCTCGCCCGGATGCTTCTTCGCGCCCGCCGTCAAGCCCATGGCGATTTCGTCGAGCCAAGCGAAATCAATGTATCGGTACTCGTTCTTCTCCTCGTCCTGCGGATATTTCACATTCTCTGCCATACGCACATGCCCCTCATTCGCCCCAGATTCGCTCCTACGCTATTTTTATGCCGTAGCCTATACATCGCGCTCTATACCCTGCACGAAAACGAACGTTCTACGCGCCTCCTAGGGCGTTTCTACATTCTCAGAATAAGCTCTCCTGCATCGCGTCGACTTGTTTCTTTTTTGCTTTCTTGAGCGACTGCTGCGCGGCGCAGGTCGCCCAATGAGGCGTGTAGCCCAGTCCCGTAACATCCTTCGTCGCGCCCCGCAACGCGCAGGACAGCACTTTGCCTTCGGGCGTCACGATGCGGGCTGCGCCTCCCGGAACTGCCCAATACAGCACGGGCTCTGGGTCTACGGGCATCGCTTTCCCTGCCGTGGTCTTAATCCAACGAATTTCTTTGCCGCATTCCCTGCATTTCGCCATGCTGCACCTCTTCGATCTCCTGCATCGCAATCTCGATGCGCGGCTGCTTGTCATACCACTTGCCCAGCACTCCGTAGCCGACAATCTGGCTGTCGTCTGCGTACCACAAGCCTTTCAGCGCGTCCTCCACGCCCTTGAGGACGTTCGACACGTCGGGCTTTGTCGTCGGACGGAGCTTTCCTTCGAGCGCCGCTTCACGCTTGTACTTGGGCATCGACTTGGGGATTGCCCTGTAAATCTTGACCGAGAGCAGCACGGCGCCCGTCACGGGCGCATCGGGCGCATCCTCGCGGGCAACGAGACGGACGTATTGCTTGTAGTCGCGGCTCTTGGCAGGGTCATACGCTTTGACAAAGCCGCCCTGCCGACTAAAGCGCGGCCTTCCCTGCGCCACGGGTTCGCCGAGGACGACGGCCTTGTATTCTCGCATCTTCTTCGCTCCTCTCCTCGTCAGCTTCGCGCTCTTTCTCCTGCTGCTTGCGCTTCCTGCGCTCCTTCTCCTCGCGCCGCACCCGACCGATGGCTTCCCATGCCGTCGGGTCGCGCCTCTTGCAGGGGACGTACTCGTTCATGACGCTCCCTCCTCGTCCCTAGAACGGAATCTCTTCGCCTTGAACGTCCGCCAAGCTTCCTGCACCTTGCCCCGCATTGTCGCCCTTCTTGCCGCAGAACTCCATGCTCTGCACGACGACCTCCGTCACATAGCGCTTCGAGCCGTCTTGCGCGTCGTAGCTTCGGGACTGGATGCGCCCCTCGACGGCGATCTGCTGTCCCTTGGCGCAGTAGTTGCCGATGGTCTCGGCAGTCTTCTCCCATGCGACGCACGCGATGAAATCCGCCTGCTTCTCGCCGTTCGCGCCCTTTCGGCGGTCGATGGCGAGCGTGAACGACGCGACTGCCTTGCCGCTCTGCGTGTATTTAATCTCCGGGGCTTTCGTCAAACGCCCCAAGAGGATTGCCTTGTTCATGCTCCTGCCTCCTTCCTACCGCCCGGCAACACCAACAGTTTACCTGCCAATTCCCCGAGCAACATATCCACATGCCTTTTCGGTAGAGCGTCCAGCGTCTCCCGATTCGCCCTCTTGTCTTTCTGCCGCTCGACGACCGCCGCATAAATGCGCATGAACTGCGCACGCGCCGTGTTCACGTCTTCCGGCTTGAGCGTGCACAGCTCTTCCTTGCCGAAGCTCTTCACGGCTCGCTCTACCGCCGGATGCGTGAACGGCCATGGCTTGTAGATAAAATACTTTTTCGCAAAGCTCCAAGCCTCGTGCCATGCCTCGTCCGCAGATGGCAAGAGCGGGTTGCCCGCCTCTCCCTTGACGAACTGACGCAGGTTTTCGACCTGATCGCAGATTTCCGCCACCGTCGGGAAGAACTTGCAGGTCTTCATGAGCTTGAGCATGGCGGCGTTGATCTCCGCGACGTTGTACGACGACAATGCCCGCGCGTAAATCACCAGCGTTCCCTCGTTGGCTTTGCAGTGCGGGTACGCCAGAAGATACGGCGTCAGCGTCTTGACAATCTCAACCTCGTTCGTCATGTTGTTCCGCCTCCAGTATCGCAATCGCCCGCGCCGCCACGTCCATCTGCGGGATGTCCGGCGCACGCGGCCTTCGGTTGTCGTATGTGCCCTCAAGCACCTTGATGGCGTTCGCGGATTTCATGAGCCAATCGAAGCTTGCCGACCAGCCGTGCCCGTTCCTGCCGCAGAGAAAGTCGCTCGCCTCGACCTTGCGGAAAAAAGCGCGGACTTCTCCCATATCGCCGCGAAACTCCCGTCGGAAGCGGGTCTTCGCCTCTTTCTTGCGCTTGTCGCTCATGACCTTGATGGGCGTGAGAGAGACGCAGATCGCGTTGTACTCGTCCATGATGGCGGCATAGGGCACGGCAGGAGAGCGGATGCCGCCGCCTTGGTTCGGCTGCGGTGCTGCGTCCTTCCGGGAATTTTTGACAAGCGAAAGGGCAGGGGCGGAGACGGGCGCACTCGGCGCGTCAGCGCCAAAGTGTGTATCTATATCTCTCTCCTTGCTTATGCTGTCTAAATCCCTAGCAGTACCTACCCTATCCTTACCTACCCTATCCTCTCCTAACCTAACCTTACCTATCCTATGCGGACAATTCGCTGTCACTTGCCCGCAATCCGCTGTCACTTGCCCGCAATCCGCTGTCACTTGCCCGCGATTCGCCGCCACTTGCCCGCAATCCGCCGCAAGCGCGTCATTACTGGATTCTTCGGCATCGGGTTCGGCTGCAGCTTTGACGACCGCGACGGCTGCATTCTCCTCTTCCGTCTCGACCTGCTCCAACAAGTCCTTGTAGATGCTGTCGCGCTTGCGGTCGGAGCGAATCTTGTTGTTTTCGTCCCAATCGAGGATGTGCGCGACAAGATCCTCGTTGAGGATGCGGATGAACTTGCGGTCGGCAAGCTCCTGCAAATTATCCTCATTGGCCGCCGCAAGACGCATGATGGAAAACGCCTCCACTACGCCGTCGTCGTCCGCGTTCATCACGAGATGCATATAGAGCGCCTGCGAAGCGTGCGACATGCGCAAAAAGCGAGCCGATGATGTAATTTTTATGGAAAGCATCCTGCGTTCAGCCATTGTCTTATCCTCTCATTGGATACACGTTGCCGCCGATTCTCGCTGCATCTTTTGCAAAGGGGATTGCCTCATCAAGCAGCTCGTCCGACATGCCTTCTGCATCTTCTGTCTCGGGCGCTGTTGCAGGAGCGTCGAACAAGCTGCCCTGCGCCCGCTGCCCCGCAAGGAACAGTTGTGCCTCCTCGCGCAGTTTCGTCAAGAGACGCGACGTATCTACGTCCCAATATCCCGCAATCTTTCCCTCTTCCTGCGTAAACGCCAGGCAGTAAGGCGGTGACTTGAGCGTAACCTTCGAGGTCGTCCCCGGAATGATGTAATCGCAGACGATAACAGCAAACTCTTTCAGATCCTTATCCTCTCCATAGGTCACGCCGACGGGCACGAACCTCATCAAAACCGCTCGATCAACGAACGCAAGCTTCAAGCCTTGGCAGAAGCCAATAGCGAGAGGGTCGAATGCGTCGTAAAACTCTTTCCGCGCCATCTCGCAGAACTTCGAGGTGTGCGTGCTCAAATGGCTGTCTTTCTTTTTCCGGTAATCAAACGTGAGTTCACACCCATCTCGCTTGATTTTCTTGATGTCGAATGTTGCCATGATCTTCCTCCTTATGCGATGTAGACCTCCGCGCCCGTCTCCTGCTGCACGCGCCGCTTGAAGCCTTCCGCGTCGCTGTTGCCGTCGGAAAGGTGCAGAAGATAGATCTGCCGCACTCGGCTCATGTCGTTGGCTTGCAGGAACTCAATGAAGTTCTCAAGGCTCATGTGCGACTTGACGAGGCGACGTGCGAGCGTCCGGTCGAGATTCCCTTCCTTCACGCGGCGGTCGACGATCTCGTAGGAATGGTTGCACTCCACGAGGAGAACCGTGCAGGGCGGGAAACGGTAGCGCAGATAGTATGTGTCCGTGGCATAGAGCACGCGGTCTTCTCCGTTGTCGAGCAAAAACCCCAGCGGCTCTTTCGCGTCGTGCTGCACGCCAAACGCGGTCACGTTCCAACTGCCGATGCGCCGCGTCTCCTTGTCCGCGATGATTTCTACGCACGACTCTTCTTCTGCCTGCAACGCCTGTGCCGTGCCTCTGCTCATATAGCACGGCACGCCGCGAAGCAGGAGGTCTTTGACCGCCTTGCTGTGATCCTTGTGCTCGTGCGTGACGAGGCAGGCGGCGCAGGCGGACAGGCTGAATCCGAGATGCTTCTGAATTTCTTTCAGGCTGACGCCGCACTCGATGAGGATGCGAGTGCGGCCATCGTCCACGCGATAGAGGTTGCCCGAAGAGCCGGAGGCGAAGCAGTCGATGTCGAGCATCAGAAGCCCGGCCCTTCAAGCGTGCCCTGCGCGTCCTCAGCGGCTTTCTCCTGCTTCGCTTTCGGCGCTGCCGCCGTCCTCTTCGGGGCATCTGCTTCCTTCGGCATATCCACCTTTGGCGCATGTGGGATGGTCTGCGGCTCTTCCATCTGCGGGACAAGCTCCTCGGCATTGGCGTTCCGCTGGATTTCTTCGATGGGCTTCTCCACGATTTCCCTCGGTGTGACGTCGATGGTGTCATGCACTTCGTCGACAGTCTGCAAGCCCATGGACAACTCGGGCGCCGTCGTGCGGATGAACCACGCCGCCGCGCGATACCGGAGCATCTGGTCGGGCATGGTCTTCCACTTGCTGCCGTTCTTCGCGTACCAGCCTTCCTCTTTGGCGATCTTGATGGTGACTTCGGGGCCTTTGAGGATTTCGCCCGTGGACTTCTCCTTTGCCCATGCGATGATACCCTGCGTGTCCTTGCCCTTCTCGCCCGTCTCCTCGTAGTGGATGGATTCGTAGCGGCCGCACTGGTTGAACATGGCGATCATGAACTTGCTCGACCAGCTCGGCGTACCGTAGACGACGTAGAGGTTCTGCATGACCATCAAGGGGTCTGCGCCAAGACGCTGCGCCATGTTGAGCGCGATGACGCAGTTGCCAAAATTGTCCTTGCCTTGGAACTGCTGCGGTACGAGTGTCGAACCGCAGAACATCGTCGCCATACGCTGCAGAAGGGCGAAGCCCTCCGCGTTCTGGAATCCTGCCGTGACGCCCAGCGGGGCGTTCGCGATTGTCTGCATTTCGTTTGCCATTTTCGTTTCCTCCTTGTCAGGCTGCCGCCTGTTCCTTGTCCTTGCGCACGATGCGCAGTTTCTTGTCGTCGGCGCTCACGATGAGGCGGATGATTTGTCCGTCCATCGCGGGAAGCTCGCTGACGCTCTCGCAGTTGTCGACGAAGATCGGCGTCGTCGTGCCGTAGTGCTCGCTGAGCGTTCGGATGATGTCGAGCCCGACCTTGATCTCTTGGCTGTTGCTCATGCGCTCCACGCCGTCGTAGAGGACGCTGCAGCACTCGCTCACGCCGCCGTTGACCTGCGTCTCGAAGAGGCGGAACTCGGCGATGCGGAACTTGCTGTTGATGCGCTCATCGAGCATCTCGACCTTCGTCTTGATGAAGAGGTCGGTCAAGTAAAGCGCGTGTTCCATCACTTCAAAGAGGACGGCAAGGTTCTTCTGCCCTTCCGTGAGTTCCTCGATGCGGTCGAGTCCCGTCCGATGCGCTTGCAGCTTGCCAAGGGTTTCCGTGCGCACGGCGATGTCGAGGTCGATGGCTTTCTTCTCCGTTTCCAGCTTGTACGCTTCCGTCTCCACGCCTTTGGCAAGCTGCTCGATTTCGGCGAGAAGCTGCTTCTTCTCCCGCTCCGCCGCAAGGTATTCCGTATCCTGCACGTAGTCGGCAAGCGTGTCTTCCGTTGCCGCAAGAGCGGCGAGGGCGGCTTTCATCGACTGGATTCTTTCCTGCTTGGCTTCTGTCTCGCCCTGCAGCCGTTCCAGCTCCTCGCCGTATTCTTGGAGCTTTGCGGCGAGGTTCTTGCCTCGTGCGGTGATCGCCGCAAGGGTTTCGGACTTCTTGAGGTTGAAGTCCGCCTGCGCCTTTTGGCGGGCTTCCTCGATTTTCTCCGTCGGGAGCTTCTGCCCGCAGGTCGGGCAAGCGTCCTCGATGTCAGCGGAAAAGGCTTTGCCGTTCTCTGCGTGCCATTCGTCGCGCGTCTTCTGGATAGCCTCGCCCTTCGCCTCGATGTCGGCTTGCAGGGCTTCCATGCGCCCGCTCAGTATGGCGACGCTGCTCTGTGCCCGCTCGATGTCCGTTTCCATCTCGCCGCGCTTCTTCCGCTTGTCCAGTGCAGCCTTGTTGACTTCTTGCTCGTAGCGGTTCTTGACGGCGATCTGCCGCGCTTCCAGCTCGGCGATCCTGCGCTTCTTCTCAGCCGCCGCGCCGCCCGCATGGAGCGCCGCGAGCTTTCGGGCGATCTCGTCCTTCTGCTCCTGCAAATGTTTCAGCTCCAAGCGCAGCGGCTCTTCGGCGACGCCTTCCACGTCGGGCAGGCCGCGCCGCACCTCGTCGATGCGGACGGGAATCTTCTTCAGCTCGTCGTTCGTCTTCGTCCGCGACGCCTGCACCATCTTGCGGTAATCGTCGATGCTCTTGCCGCAGAGCATCTCCGGCAGGACGGCAAGCTCTTTGTTCGCCGCGATGACCGCATCATCCGAAACGTCGCCGCAGATGCCTAAGAGAATCTTACGCCGCTCCTGCCAGCCGAGCTGGTTTTTGAAATAGAGCGGATCCGTCAGGAGCTTAAAACGCGCCTCATCCATGATGGCGTTGATGCGCTTCGTGTACTCGCGCTTCTTCGCGGGCACATCGTCGATGAAGAAGTCCGTATCGTGCCCCGAAAAGGCTTCCGTCGCGCTGCCGCGCTTCTTCGTCCACTTCTCATGAAAGACGCGCTTGAGCTTGACGGCCTCGCCGCCGTTGAGCTGCAGAACGGCTTCGACGCTGTGCTCCTCGCCGTTATCTTGCGCCGAGCGCTTCTTGATGTCGTCCGACAGTTCGCGCCCCTTGCTGTCCTTGCCGAACAAGAGCCACGTGAAAGCGTCAAACGCTGTGGTCTTGCCCGCGCCGTTCGCGCCGAAGATGTCGACATCGGACTCGTTCAGCACGATGTTCTGCGTCTGCGCCTTGAAGTTCTCATAGGTCAGTCTGAGCAGCTTCATCTTGATTTTCTCCTTTCGTTCGTGATATACTCACGGTGAAATGTTATTCATCTGCGCCCGGAGCAGTTGCCGCCGCTTCGGGCGCTTTTTCTTTTGCTGTTTTCTCGTCATTCTGAGTCAGCACTATTCCGCCTCCTCAATCAACATGGCGGCGGCTGCCTTGAGAAGCAGATGCGTCTGATTCGGAGATTTCGCTTTCTTGGCTGCCGCAATAATTGCCTTGAGCCCCAAGGCGACAATCTCATCAATCCGCCCATGCATTCCGAGGCTCAGCTTGCCGTCACTGAGGCTTGCAGCGCAAAGATGCGTCTCGCTGTCGAGCATCATCCGTGAGCTTTCTATAAATTGTTTTTCTGTCATTTTGTCCTCCTACTCATCCTTCGCGCCCTGAGCGGTTGCCGCCGCTCGGGCGCTTTTTCTTTTTATTGTCATCTTGTTCTCAACTTCATCTGTCCTTAGACATATTTTCAATCGTTTTCATCGCGAGTTTCTTCGCGGTAATAGCAACGTCAGAGAGGAGCGAAAGCCTTTTCCATGGATCTTGTATACGCTCAAGCGCCAGAGCAAGAATGTCGATTGTAGACTTGGCAACATCTTCATCCTTGCAATTTATGATTGTTAGGCTGACGTTATCAAGATGCACACTACAAAAGGCGGTATCATATTTCCTTAATACTGTTCTAAGATCCTCACCCATTACTCCACCGCCTCAATAGCGGCGTCGATGGTCGGGCAATACCGCTCGATCTCCTCCGCTGTGAGTCCCCGGCGCCGATCGGCGTCACAAAAAATCTCGATAAGCTCCTGCATGCGTGTTGTCTCTGTCATAAGACTACCTCCTCGTACTGCGCCTCGATTTCGACGCACCTCCACATCTTGGCGTAGGCATCCACCCCGTACCAGCGCGGCAGGCTCAACCTCTGTGCTACCTGTGCCTCGAAACGGCACCCCGTGCTCTCTTTCCAGTCTCCGCAAAATACGATGCCGTCACACTCGGTAAGCTCGGAGAGGCACTGCGCCATCACCTCAGCGTATGACAGCCCCTCAAACCGTCCCGTCATCCTGCCGACAGGGTTGAAAAACTCTGCGTTCGGCGTCGCCTTGCGCAGCAGCTCTTCCGCATCGAGCGCCAGCTTGCGGTTTCTCTCCTCCGCGCCCGTGTACGGATGCGCGATGTAAATCCTCATGCGACTCGTCCCTCCCTGTCAAAGGTGTACTGCATCACTTCGCCGTCCTCATACTGCACGGCAATCACGGCGACGCCGCCCTTGCGGATGTCAACCATGCGGCGAATTTCCGGCGTTTTCGGACGCCGCCCAAGCGGAAACGGATACTGGTCAGAGTTGCCAAGAGCGTGGACAATATCTCGTGCGCTGATGTAGCGGCATCCATCTCTTGGCTTTTCCCACATATACTTGAAAAATTGCCGTTTCATAAGTCACCGCACATCTCTCTCTGCATCGCGCCCTCTCCTCGGCAGGAGGCGTTTCTTATGCACTCAAACACGCTTAGAAATCCCACAATCTTGGGGTTTGAAAGCAAAAAATTTTTCAGGCTGTACACCTATGAAATGACACACCGCTTCCAACGTGTCGGCTTTCAGTTCTGCATGCCCGTTCAACATAGCGTTAAACGCTTTGTGTTTAACGCCAATACCCTTGGCGACTTTATTCTGTTGGAATCCATGAAGCTTGAGGAATAATCTCAGCCTCTGATTAGTTCTCAAATTCAGCACCTCCTCTTGCCCTTAATTCTTGGACTATGCTCTTCTTATTATAAGTCCCCTTTCATTGGATTGCAAGACCTTTTTCAAAATTTCTTGGATTTTTTATCTAAAAATGTTAGATATGTGATATAATCTGGGATAAAGGAGGTTGTCCTTCATGGAAATCGGAGAATTCTTGAAGCATGCAAGAACTCGCGCTGATTTAACACAGCGAGAAGTTTCAAAGCGGACGGGTATTAACTATAAGACTATTTCAAATTGGGAGAATAATGTGTCAAAGCCAAGCCCTGATGATTTGTGTATTTTGGCGGATATTTATAAAACCACTACAGATATTCTTGTTGGGCGTAAACCGTCAAACAATGACTTACGAAAAAATCGCGGCTACTATCACGATCCTGAGGTCGTATCCATAGCCAACGAGATGAAAGAAAACCCCGACATTCGCGTTCTTTTCGACGCGACGCGGGGCTTGAAAAAAGAATCCATCGAAGAAGTGAGACGCTTCGTCGAGTTTCAGAAAGCAAAGGAGCGTGGAGACTATGAATGACGATGTTCACGTCGTGCTGCTGAATCTGCCCACTGACATGAGGGGCTTTCTCGTCGCAAACGCAGATGGAAGTAACACAGTCGTTCTCAATGCGCGGTACTCATGGGAACAGAATCGCCTGACGTATCTTCACGAATTACGTCACATCCAAGGCGGTGACCTCTACGCCGACGAAGATGCCGACAATCTGGAAGAGAAGCGGCACGAGTAAAAAGCGGATTTTCTTAAGAAAGGCTGGTGGTAATGATGGAATTTTTGAAAGGTTTAGGATTCTTTTTCTTTGCCACATTTATTCTTTTGTATGTGGCTCGTGGAATTATTCCTTGCCTTATTATCATTGGGGTATCTACTTACTTCTTTCCATGGTGGTATGCCATGATGATGACAGGATTATGCATCAGTGCCTGTTTTGGCAGAGAGTTATCGTTGCGGATGGAGTACGGCGATAGATCTATGTTGCAAATTCAATATGGGTTTCTATTTGATCTAGTAGGCAATGGAATAGCCTTTATCGGTCTTCTGATTGGTGTCTTTTCTTGCCTCTTTTCATAGTCTCTCAAACATACTGGAGGTGTGCAAAATGCCATTTGAATCGACGAACTGGATGGATGAAAGTATCGATATTGGCACATATCGTGGATTTCCTGTCACGCTACCAGCAAGTGTTTTATTCTTCGGGGGAATCACGAAATCTGACTTGCAAGAAATGATTTACAAAGCTCCAACACCAGCGTTGAAACAAAACATCATCAATCACCGAGAACATGCTGGATCCATCTTGACAGAATTAAATATTACGACAAACATGGCTACACAGTTGTTGATCAACAAAGGAGAGATGGCATATGCACAAGGCAATCGCTCTCCATGGGCAATATACGCACACAAAAAACTGAATCAGCGCCTTCGTAATGGTTGTATAATTCCCATAATTATCGGAAGTAAATGTACAGTGTGGTTTACTTGTCGTTAAAGACCTCGTGCCGACTGCATTATATAAAGAGTTAGTGTTTAGTGTAATATACTGGTATTCCATGACTCACATAGTATTTGCAGACAAAATGCAGACAAACAGCAGCAGCAGAATCAGGTATGTTTGTATTTTATTTCATGGCGGCAAAATGGCGGCAAATCCTAGGCATTTGCTTTAGATCGCTGTCGAGATGCACGAATCTTTAGAGCGTTTGCCGAGGGGGTATCGCTTCCGTACTCTCCCTTCGTATAAGGCAGATAATTATTCAGTACTTTCTCAGAGATACCCAAGGAGTAGGCTACCTCAGACAATGTTTTCCCATATTTTAACAACATGAGCGCTTGCTTTGTCCGTTCGTATTCGACAATTTTTTCCGTTATCAATATCTTTCGCACCTTGCCCTCAGAGAGCTTTAGGGTGCTTGCAACCGCTTTTAGGCTTCCCTGTTTCCCGTACTCAGCAACCACTTCACGCGCGACTTTTGACATATCCTTCTTTTTTGCCATCATAACTCCGCCTTTCCATAGATACAGCAAAAGGCTTCTGAGTCAAATATCCAGAAGCCTTTTTTACTGTATTTTGTTACCAATCACAAATTTCAACCCACTCACCTTATAGGTGAGACTTTCATATGTCCTATCAAAAATTTCAATCCACTCGCCTTGTTGGCGAGACTAACATACAACCTAACAAAAATTTCAACCCACTTGCCCTTGAGCAAGACATCTTACAAATTTATTATATCCTATGCTATACCACATGTCAATCCACGAGGACAAAAAATAAGCCCCAAGATCGAGATGCATGATTACTTTCTCAATGGGAAAAGCAATCGCCCAGACTACATCCACTTATCTCTGCTGCGCAATAGAGAATCATGGACGCTGTGCATGCCCCGGCACGATTGCTTAACAAGTATATTATATATGTAGCACATGTTAAAAGCAATATTGCGCATAAAAATAAGCCCCGAAGCCGAAGCCTCGGGGCTTAAAAACACCTACACTCTACATATACATGCGATTCACATTGTACGCCGCTGCAGCTTCATGTTCGATCTTGCAGCCGCGTGCATCGGCATATCCCTGCACAAATACCGCCAAATCTGCCTCTGCGAGCATCATGAGAGATTTGCCCAGATAAGCGAGGCCGACATTTTTCCAATCGGACTCATGAAACTCATCCGGGATAAAGCTTTTTATCTCCTGCACATCTTCGCCCGGAAACTTCGCCGCCACTTGAGCCAAGATTGCTTCGCGTTCCGCACGGATTTCTTCATCCGCACGTCCACGCATCGGCTGTGAAATAAAGATCTTCTTCATTTTACACCGTCGCATTCCCCGGCTCGCCTGCCGGTTCTGCCATGACCTTGCCCTGTGCCTCCATCGACTTTTTCAGGGTCAGCTTGATGAGCCACATCGCGACGCGCAGCAGTCCGGGCAGCACAATGCCTTCGCCCCAGCGCACCCAAGCACGCTCATCGCGCTTGGCTTCCTCTTCCAGCTTGGAGGCATAGCCCTCTACAGCCGTTTCCATGATCGGCAGCCCCTCGGCAATAACTGCCGCCGTCACGCGCTGCTTCGCCTCTTCCGACATTGCAGCCTTCCTCAATTCCTCAACAATAGAGTCGCGCGTTTCCGTCCACTTGCTCATGATTTTTACTCCTTTCTGTTTTCGCCCCGAAACTTTCAACTTTTGCGGGGAACATGTAAAACATACTTACAGGTTGCAATAACCAAAATAACGATAATTTTGTTATTCATTTGTTACAAGTTTCAAGGTTTTTGTTACAAGTTTCAAAATTGTCGTTATTAAGGTTTAATGACACATCAAATACAAACGCGTACCAGAGCGCCATGACCGCCCTTGGGCAGACCGTCGCTCCTCTGCGTTCGTCCCAAACGACAACGATGCGCCGCCCGTTCTTGTGCGCCCGCAGCAGCTCTCCCTCTTTCAGCGCATCCATTTCCCACCCCTGCTGCGGCTCGGACAGCCATGCGGCAAAATCTTGCACAGCGTCCAGCCGCACGAGGTTTCGCCACTCCGTTTGCTCGGGCGGCTCCCTCACCTTTGCCTTGCGCCTTTTCATTACCAGCCATGCTCCGCGTACCACGCCGCCTTGCCGATGATGGTGTCGAGCATCTCGTAGAGGTTCTGACCGGGGCAATCCGTCGCCATGAGGTCACGATGCCCAACGATATGCTCGCGGTCAATCGGCAGTCCGTAATCCTGCGCGTACTTTGCCAAGAGCATCGCCGTCGACTCGATCTGTTCCTCCGTCGGCGTCGCCTCGTCAAAGTTGCCGCTCAGGTGGATGCCGATCGTATGGCTGTTCTCGCCATAGGCGTGCGCCCCGACCGTCCAATGCGGACGACCAACCTCGATGTCGCCGTTCTTGCGGACGACGAAGTGATAGCCGATGCACGTCCAGCCCTGCGCCTGATGGCTCGCGTTGATCTGACGTGCGGACAAGTCGTCGTCCTGCGGGTTGCCCGTATGGTGGATGACGAACGTATCGGTCGTGTCCCGCGTTTCCAGTCGGTTGTAGTCATAGGTCAGCCCCAAGTCGTGCATGTAAAGCTCTGCCATTTCAATCATCCTTTCCGGATTCATACTTTTCACGTTTGAGCGCGACAAGCAAATTCGCCATAGATTCTACGGTCTGCTCAAAAAGCCTGTGTTCAAGCGTATCATCCTGCGGCGTAAATGCCGCGAATTTCAGATGCAACAGCTCGTGCACTAAGGTCACTTCCATGTCCTGCGGAAAATCCTCGTCAGGATAATCTACAGGATCGAGCAGCTTAATGACAGCCTTACCAGATTCTATGGAGTAGGAAATTTCTCCGCTACGCCCTCCGCCATCAAAGGCTCTTTCGCGATAGATTCCTATGCGCACATCCCAAGCATCCAAACGCAGACGTTTCTGCCATTCTGCAAGAGAATCTTCCAGCTCTTTTTGCGTAAAAACCACAGCCATACGTTCAAACATCCTTTCCGTCCCCGCCGCCCTGCATCTCCGGCGGGCGACACTCCCAAAGCGAGCGCTCCATCCGTTTGAGTTCGTCGCTGTAAAATCCTACCCTTGTCGCGATGGCGAGGAACGCATAGTAGCTGATCCAAAGCTCCCGCCACTCTTCGCGTGTCATTTCTCACCACCTTCCTTCTCGCGGGAGCGCTCACTTTTTTCAAGCTGCAGCTGTTCCAGCTTGTCTTTCAATTTTCTAGGAATTGGCACACCTGCATTCGCAGCGTTTTCAAGGATGCTCAGCCCCTCGTTGCCGATGAAAAACCAGATGACAAACGCACGCGCCGCATCACCGTCCATCAGGTTGGACATCCAATGCGCCATGGCGACGACGGAGAGGATCAGAACCTTCTTGCAAATCCCTTTGAAGCCACGTTTGCTGCTCAGTCCATTGAGATGAGGATTGACTTGTGCCGCAATCAGACCGCTCACATAGTCTATCCCCATGAGCACGAGCAGCACTTCCAATGGCTTGTCCCAGCCGCAGAGATATGTCACTACTCCCCCGATAATCGCCGCCATAGACCCCGTTTCCACCTCCGTACTCGTCGGCACACAGCCGACCAGCCAAGCCCAGATTTCTCTCGCCAACCTCGACATAAAGCTCCATATCTCCTGCATACTCACCGCTTCCTTCTCACGCATAACAAAAGCCGCCAGAGAGCGGCTTCACAGGATAAACGCCTGTTTATTTCGTTTACGCTTTTTCAGCTTCCAAACCAAAAAATCTTCCTCAATCTCCACTGCTGGGGCATCCCGTACGACACGCATCGCTATCTCCAGCGGCTCTATCTCTGCCGCAG